TTTTCGCGATGTTCCAGGATTGTCATTCGGCCAATGCTGCGCCTTGGCGGTGCGCGGGTAGTTGGCGCCTGTAATGAGCCCGTTCGTACGCCCGATGCCGGGGTCGTCAGGCGCGGTCTGATCGACCTGGCTGTCGACCCCACTCCACCGGAAACGGCTCCAGCACCAGCGCCAACGTCACATCGGGCCCGTACGTCCCGTCCAGGATCGCCTCAACGATGTTAGGCGCGAGCAGCGTGAGCCGCAGGACGCGGGTCATGTAGGAGGGCGCTATGCCCTCCCGTTCGGCCAATTCGGCGATGGTGGCGTATTCGCCCGACTCAAGCATCCGCTTCCATCGGAATGCACGTGCCAGCGCCTTGACCAACGTGTTGTCCGCGCGCCGCGGCTGGGTAGCGCCTTCCGGCAGCTGCATCTCCTTCCGTCCGCCCCGCTTCACGATGCGGAACGGCACGTGGAGCGTCACCGTCTCCGGGGCTGGAGACCCGCGGGTCATGCAGCTTCTCCGATTCCGCCGGCAAGCATCTCGCGCGCGAGGCCACCGAGGCCATCAACGCGCAGGCGAATGTTGAGCCCGTCAGTGCCAACATCGACGCGTTCGACCAGCAGTGCCACGATGCGTGCCTGCTCGGCGGGGAAGAATTCGTGCCACAGCGCATCGAGTTGCTGCAGCGCCGCACGCGCGTCGGCCTCGGAGATGTCGTCGGCGTGAACACGCGCCGCCTTCCATGTCCCCGCAACAATCTCTGGCTGTCGGAACACGGCACGGAGTTGGTCGATGACCGTGGCCTCGATCTCCCCTGCTGGCACGCGGCCCACCGGGCATGACCCGGCACCGTGCTTCAGCACTGTCTGGCTGACGTAGTAGCGGTAGAGCCTGTCGCCCTTGCGCGTATGGGTCGGCGAAAACGCGGCACCATTGGGACCGAAGAGCAGCCCCTTCAACAGCGCGGGCGTGTCGGCGCGAGTCCGGGCGGCACGCTTGCGCGGGCTTGTCCGAAGGATGGCATGAACCTTGTCCCACGTCTCGCGGTCGATGATGGCGTCGTGCTCGCCGGGGTAGCTATCGCCCTTGTGGACCGCCTCGCCGATGTAGGCGCGGTTGCCGAGCATCCGGTAGATGTATTTCTTGTCGATCCGGTTCCCGCGCGGCGTCCGGATGCCGCGTGCGCCGACCTCCCGCGCCAGTTCCGTGCTCGACCCGATCTCGAGGAAGCGGGCGAAGATCCAGCGGACATGCGCGGCGCCTTCTTCGTCGATGACCAGCTTCCGGTTCTCGACCCGGTAGCCGTAGGGCGGCACCCCACCCATCCACATGCCCTTCCGGCGAGAGGCGGCGACCTTGTCGCGAATGCGCTCGGCCGTCACCTCGCGCTCGAACTGCGCGAAGCTGAGCAGGATGTTCAGCGTCAGCCTGCCCATCGACGTGGTCGTGTTGAAGGACTGCGTGACCGAGACGAACGTCACGCCGTTGCGGTCGAACACCTCGACCAGCTTGGCGAAGTCGGCGAGTGAGCGGCTGAGGCGGTCGATCTTGTAGACCACCACCACATCGACGAGCCCGTCCTCGATGTCTTCCAGCAGGCGCTTGAGGCCGGGCCGCTCCAGCGTGCCGCCCGAGATGCCGCCGTCGTCATACTGGTCGCGGACCAGCACCCAGCCCTCGGAGCGCTGGCTGGCGATGTAGGCCTCGCAGGCCTCGCGCTGGGCGTGGAGACTGTTGAACTCCTGCTCCAGCCCTTCCTCGGAGGATTTCCGGGTGTAGACCGCGCAACGCAGCTTGCGAACGACAGATTTGTTCATGCCGTTCTCCGATGGTTTTTCAGCCCGAAGAAGACCCAGCCGTTCCAGCGTGTGCCGGTGATCGCGCGCGCGATGGCGGACAGCGACTTGTAGGGGCGGCCCTGCCATTCGAAGCCATCGGCGGTCACGGTGACGATCTGTTCGACGCCCTGCCACTCGCGCAGCAGCCGCGTGCCGGTGATGGGACGGTCGCGGTCGGCGCGGATGCGGCGCTTGGATCGGTCGCCGCCGTCCAACTCCTCGCCCAGCCGCTCCAGCCGCCGGATCGTCTCCGGCCTCAGCCCACCATAGGCCAGTTCCTGAATGCGGTAGGCCAGGCGGGACTCCAGGTAGCGCCGGTTGAAGGGCGGCGGCTCGCTGTCGAACAACTCTCGCCACTGTTTCTTCAGCTCGGGCGTCGACGTGGTCTTGAGCGCGGCCAGGCGCGCGGGGATGGGATCGGGCTTGTTCATGCATTTCTCCGCTGAGTTGGAGTTGCATGACGGCATTGGTCGGGCGGATAGTGTAGGCAACGTTCTCCAGTATCGTCAGATACTTCGCCCATCTCCCGCATCCGCAGCCGAACCAGCCCGAGCGCCAGCAGGCCGCACAGCTCGGCGCGGCGCTCGGCGGGGGTCATTCGGGCGGGTGATAGCGGATTGGGGCGTTTCATGAAGGGCGTGTCCGTGAGGTCTCACCCTTCCTCTACTCACGGCCCTTTCAATCTGTCCCACGGACGGTGGCAATGCGCGAACCGCGCCTGTTTCGACTCGACTCAGGGTTGTTCTGGTTGTTAGAACATAATATGAACAAATGAGTCTTCAGCGAGGGGGTGCCATGGGGTCCGACATCAAGAAATTTGTCAATCCGAAGTTTCTCAACAGCATCGATGTCGTGCTCATGCGCGACCTCTTCGCGCGTCATTTCAAGGACGATGGCCTCCCTCTCGTGTTCGAGGGCGAAGTTGCCGAGATTCGCAAACGGATGGCCGCCTATTTCGCGGCGCCGATCACCGCCTGGTCCGAAGGGCTGATCGCGGATCTGCATCGGGTCGCCGAACTCGGCACCGGCGAAGGCATGCAACTCATCCTGAACGAGGCTCGCCGCCAGGGCGTGATCCTCTATTCCGACCTCGATGCGAAACAGGCCGACTCGGCGCCGGTGAGGCACGAATCCAAGCATGTGGCGTTGCACGCCTATCTGCATCACCACCCGATCTTCGAGGCGGCGGCCGATTTCCAGGCGCTGCGGGCGCCGACCGCCATGGCGGAGTTTCGCGGCCCGCAGCGCGATGTCGGAGCCGATCTGACCGAGGCGGCGTCGGCGGCATTCAAGGCCGCCATCGTGAAGCTGTTCGCGCAGGACCTGCAGGGCGATTACTGTCGTCTCGGCCCCTATGAGGAGGATGGCGAGATCAACCTCGTCGTCAGCCATGGCGCACCGGTCACGACCACGCCGGTCGTGGCGGGCGACCGCGAACAGATCATCACCCTGCGCGCGGTGAAATATGCGGCCCTGCGCTATGCATCGAACGAAGGGCTCCTGCGCATCGGCGGCGTGCCAAGGGCGCAGCAGGCCGAAGTGGCGGCGATCTTCGCCGAACACATCCTCGGGCGACCCGGTTTCTTCGCCGGCAAGGACGCGCGCGATCTCTATACCCTCGATCCCATCACCGCGTTCGGCCCGGACTTCGCATTCCAGCATGCGTTCGACGAGAGGATCCTCGAGGTTCGGATCGTGGCGGCAGCGGCCGATTTCTTCGCCGAGGACGAGGATGGCGCATGGCGCTATGTGCGCAGCTGGGAGTCGAAGGACGCATCCGGTGCGGCGCTCCGGCATTTCAAGGCCAGCGAGGTGCGCTTCGGCCGCGGCTGGCGTCTGGGAGAGATCACCTTCCGGGTGTTTTTCAAGAGCGACGCGAAACAGCCCGCCAAGGTGACCGTGCGTTTGAAGCCGCCCGGCACGCTCGCCTTCCGTCGCACCCGCTTCGAGAAGGCGATTCATGCGCTGGTCGCGCGCAACGGGCTGGAAAAGGATCGCGATGCTGACCTGGTTGTGGAAGCGGCTGAGTAACGGCGGGGCGGAGGCCAGGGTCTCCGGCCGGGCGCTACGCCGCTTCCCCGAGCGCGAGGTCGAGCGCCTGCTGCGGGCCCGGGTTCTGATCGAACAGCGCAAGGCCGACAATTGGCCGGTCTGCACGCATTGCGACTGCGGGCTTGATGCGCGCCCGATCCGGCGGGTCGGCGACGAGATTCGCGCTTGCTGTCCGCATGATGCCGCTGAAGACGTTGCCCTCACCGAGGACGACCTGAAACGCTATTCCGTCGACGGGGAACACCTGGCGGGCGAAATCGCGGCATCGGGCGGGCTTGTCGGCGGCGTGGTCCGGATGGATGACGGCGTCTGGCTGATCGGCAAGGCACCTTCAGGCTATGCCATGGTGCTTTGCAACGACCCTGACAGGTTGGAAGCGCCCGGCATGATCCTTGCGCTCAAGGCCGCGGTGGGCGGCACAAGGGTGGCCCTGATCGCCACCGCAATCGAGGCGACCATCGCAATTCGTTGGCGGGAAGCCGGAATTCCGGTGCTGGACTTCAGCGAGGTGATGATCCCTGACCAGTCCGGTGCGGATCGTCTGGACCTCGCGCGGATCCTTGCGGAGCCGCACGTCGCGGCGACGTCCTCAGATTCCGCCGCATCCAGAACCGCCCGGCTAATGATTTCACGCTCACGGCGAAGCGTGCAACTGGATGGCCGCGATTTCGTCCTGTCGCTTACCGAATTCGACTGTTTTCTCGGTGCCGCCGAGAAGGTCGCGGCTGGACAGGTCATGCTCACCTATCAGGAACTCTATGCCCTGACCAACCGGGCGACCCATCGCGATGTCATCAACGAACTCCGCGACAAGTTGCAGAAGCAGGGTCTGACGCGCGAACAGGCTTTCGACCTGGTGAAGACGGTGCACGGACGGGGACTGACCATCAGCTTGCCGGGACAGGACATCGACATCCGCGACTGAGACGATCCACGTTTCTCCCACGATTTTCCCACGCCATTCCCACCAATCGCCCGCAGCGAAACGGCAGTTTCGGAACAACAGCAATGATGTTCCGAGGCACCACGACATGCACCCACCCATTTCCCCCTCCGACCTCGCCACGCTGATCGACGAGGCCGACCTCGCGGCGCGGCGTCTGCACCGCAAGCTGGCGCTCCCCGCGGCCGATCTCGACGATCTCCGCCAGGACCTGCTCGTCGATCTGATCTGCCGTCTGCCCGGCTTCGATGCCCGACGCGGCAGCATCGGCGCCTTCGCGGGCATCATCCTGCGCAACCAGTCCGCGCGGATCGCGATCCGCCATCACCGCCAGCGCCGGGCGCAGGGCGGGACGGTGCTTTCGCTCGATGCGCCGATCGCTGGCGGGGTCGAGCCGCTGGGTTGCCTGTTGGCGGAAACCGACGGGCTCGCTGCCTGGCATGGCCAGGATGCCAGCGCGGCCGAGGATGCCGAGTTGCGTCACGATCTTGCCCTCGCCCTTGGCGCGCTGCCGGAAGAGGCCCGCAGGCTCTGCGCCGCTCTCGGGACCTGCGCCATCGCCGAGATTGTCAGCCACAGCGGCATCTCCCGCTCCGCCCTTTACCGCCGCATCGCCCGGTTGCGGCTCGACCTCGCGATGCGCGGGTTCGGGGCGCGGTGGGACGCCTCGCGAGCCGCGTGAGTAGAGGGAGGACATGGAGATGCTCATCATGCCCCGCACCGCCTTCATCCCGGCCAGGCCCCGGCCGCTCACCGATGTCGAATTCTGCGCCTGGATCGGTCAGGCGATGCCCGACGACCGCCTCGAATACCACCGCGGGTTTCTCGGGATCGACACGACGGCCGTCATCTCGACGCTGCCGGAGCCCGAGCGTCGCAGGCTTGGGGCGCTCGCCAGCGCCGCGCATCGGGCTTTTGAGGCGGACCTCGTCCACCTCGTTCAGGTGCGGCTCGGCCCGGACCGCTTCGCCTATCTCGCCATCGCCCGGACCAAGCCGCGCCGCACGCCCGTGCCGCTCGCCCGTCTCCTCGAAGACGCCGAGGCCGCGTGATGGCCCTGCCATCCCCTTCCAACGGAGTTTCCGCCATGCCGCAAAACGACAACGCCCCACGCCTCATTGACCTCGATCGCTTCGCCATTGGCGACATCGCCGCATTTCCGCCCGAGCTGCTGCTGGACCTGCAGACGACGGCGCTCACCGAGACCGCCCGCGTGAAGCGGCTGCGGGACCGGCTCGAGGCTGGCATCGCGCAACGTTACGAGGCCGCCGCCGCGGCCGAGCGGGCCACCCAGGGCAAGACCTCCGGCACCGTGCGCATCGAGGACGACGGCATCGTAATCGTCGCCGATCTGCCGAAGAAGGTGACCTGGGATCAGGACCGTCTCGCGGCGATGGCCGAGCGCATCCGCGCGGCCGGCGATGACACGACCGAGTATCTCGAGATCGCCTACCGCGTGCCCGAGCGGCGCTACGGCGCCTGGCCCGCGGCGATGCGCGAGGGCTTCGCGGACGCGCGGAGCGAGACCACCGGCAAACCCGTGTTCCGGCTCGAGACCCGAGACCGGTGACGCGCGGCGGCGGGACGCCCGCGCGGCAACGCCGGGCAGGTTCCCCTTCGGCACCCGGTCACCCCCCGCCGCCGCGCACCCTGAACGCAAATTCCGGAGAACCCCATGACTTTCCGCATCATCACCGCCGACGAGCGCATCTCCTCGGCCGAGAACAAGACCTCGCTGGCGATCTTCGGTCCGCCCGGCGTGGGCAAGACCACGCTCCTGAAATCGCTGCCCGCCGAGGAAACCGTCTGCCTCGACCTCGAGGCCGGGATGAAGTCGGTGCAGGACTGGCGCGGGGCGTCGATCCCGGTGCGCAGCTTCACCGATTTCCGCGATCTGGTGGTGCTGATCGGTGGGCCCGATCCTGCGCAGCATCCGCAATCCTGGTATGGTGCCGAACGCCATGCGTGGTTGCAGGCCCAGCACCGCGACAGCGGCATCGAAGCCTTTCTTGCCGCGCGCCGCATCGTGTTCGTCGACTCGATCACCGATTTGACCCGGCAAGTCATGGCCTATGCCCGCCAGCAGCCCGAGGCGTTCTCGGACCGGACCGGCAAGCCGGATGTACGCGGGGCCTATGGGCTGTTGGGGCGCGAAGTGATCCAGGCGCTGAAGCACCTGCAGCATGCGCGCGGCAAGACGGTGATCTTCGTCGGCGTGCTGGAAAAGGTCACCGACGATTTCGGGACGGTCACCTGGCAGCCGCAGATGGAGGGCAGCAAGGCCGGGCGGGAATTGCCCGGGATCGTGGACCAGGTGGTCTCGATGCAGCTGTTCGCGCGTGATGCCGAGGGCGAGTGGACCCTCGACGAGACCTCCGCCGAGCGCCGCCTCGTCTGCCGCTCCGGCAACCCCTGGGGCCTTCCGGCCAAGGACCGCTCCGGCCGCCTCGACATGACCGAACCGCCCGATCTCGGCGCGCTGCTCGCCCGGATCGATGGCCGAACCGCTCTCAAACCTGCACTCGCCTCCTGATCCCTGAAAGGAAACTGACATGAGCTACGATCTCAACGACGCCCAGCCGCAGATGGCCCCCATCGGCGAGCTGATCCCCGACGGCACCTTCGCCAAGGTCCGCCTGACCATCCGCCCCGGCGGCGTGAACGGTGCGACCCCGATGGATGCGGGGCTGCTGAAGGCATCGCAATCCAGCGATGCACGCATGCTCGATTGCGAATTCACCGTGGTCGATGGCCCCCATGCCCGGCGCAAGTTCTGGCAGAGTTTCACCGTGGCGGGCGGGAAGCTGGACGAGAAAGGCCAGTCCATCGGCTGGAAGATCTCGAAATCCACCTTTCGGGCGATGGTCGACAGCGCTCTCGGGCTCGATCCCAGGGACGAAAGCCCCGGCGCCAAGGCCAAGCGGGTTCTGCCCGGGCTCAAGCATCTCGACGGCATCGTCTTCGCCGCGCGGATCATGGTGGAGCCCGCCTCCAACCCGCAATACCGCGACCAAAACCGCATCGCCAACGTCGTTCTGCCCGACGACGCGAGCCATGCCGCGATCATGCGCGGCGAAACCGTGCCGCCGGATCCGGTCAACGCCCCGCCGCGCAAGGCCGTGAGCGCGCAGGTGCCGGGCTGGCAGGCGCCGACACCGGCATGGGGCGCGGCGCAACCGTCGCCCGCGGCGCCGAACTGGGGCGCGCAAGCGGCCGCCCCGGCACCGGCACCGCAACCCGCGCCGCCGCAGCCCGCACCGGCGGCGCCGGCCACCCCCGCGATGCCCGCGTGGCTCAATGGCTGAGGCACGACGGACGCGGCGGTCAGGTGGGGCGGCACGATCACCAACCGCCCAAGGCGATGGGGCTGGGCCGGGGAACCGGCCCATGACCCCGGACGAATGGCAGGCGCATGTGACGCGCGCCGCCGCGCTGGAGATCGGAAAATGGCTCGAGGCCCGAGGAAGACTGCACCAACCCATCGCAAGCCTTACCCTCGGCGACCTCGAGGCCATGGCGGTGAACGCCATCTCGCGCTGGATCGTGATGCAGGCGGAACGCCTGCACCGGCTGGATTGGCCGCAAGAGGACCCGATCGCGACCTTCTTGATCGGATAGCGCTCTGCGCCGTCTGCGCCCGAAAGGCGCGCGGCTTCGGCTACTGCCACGGCCTCCGCTGGGATCGCCATCCCTATCACCGCTTCTGCTCGCTCCGCTGTCAGGACGCAGGCAGCGCAATTGCCCAAAGGAACAATGGCATGATCGACAAGACCGCCCGCGAGGGCCGTGCGATCCGCGACGCGCGGACGCTCTTCGCCGAAGCGCTCACCGACCTCGGGCTCATGGAGCCCTTCTTCCATCGCAGCGCCGAAGACATCGACCGCCTGATCGAGGCGGCGGTGACCGGTTACGTCGACAGCATGCTGGCGCAGGGGGCGATCAGGGAACGCACCGGCACCGCCCACGACGATCCGATCCCGTTTTAGGGAGAAGCGCCATGATTGATCTGAACGACGATACGACGACCTGCGCCTGGAAAGGGCTTCTGGCCGCCGCCACCGAAAATGCCGCCACAGATTTCGAGATCGAATTCTGCGATAGCCTGCGCCAGAAACTCGAACGGTTCGGCGCGCGTGTCCAGTTGACGGACGCCCAGTTTCACAAGCTGACCTGCATCGCGCAGGCCGGTGGGTTCTGGGAGCGCGACCGATGATCGACCTCAACCATAAATCGGGCTTCCTCTACGGCGCCGCCGCGCCGCGTCCACCCATTGCCGAAGCCGTGTCCGCCGCCATCGACACGGCGCTGTCCGCGCGCAACCGCGCCGAGCGTCCGCGCACCTATGTCAGCTCCTCGGGTCTTGGCCGCGATTGTCTGCGCCAGATCCAGTATGACTTTCTGGCCGTGCCAAAAGACGAGGGTCAGGAGTTCGCCCCGAAAACCCTGCGCATCTTCGAGGCGGGGCACCGGGGCGAGGACATCGTCGCGGGCTGGCTGCGCATCGCCGGGTTCGATCTGCGCACGGCGCGCGCCGATGGGCGGCAGTTCGGCTTCGAGGCCCTTGGCGGCCGGTTCAAGGGCCATATCGACGGCTGCCTCGTTTCCGGCCCGGTCGCCATGGACTATCCCGCCCTCTGGGAAAACAAGGCGCTCGGGGCATCAAGCTGGAAGGACGTGGTCAAGCGCGGGGTCAGCATCGCCCGCCCGGTCTATGCCGCCCAGCTTGCGCTCTATCAGGCCTATCTCGATCTGCCGAAGCCCGCGCTCTTCACCGCGCTGAACCGCGACACGATGGAACTGCACGCCGAACTGGTGCCCTTCGATGCCCGCCTCGCGCAGGAAATGTCGGATCGCGCCGTCGCGGTGGTGCGGGCGTCCGAAGCGGGCGAATGGCTGCCGCGAACGGCGGCTGTCCCTACGGCGGTTCTGTGCCGGGGTGGCATGTCGGCGGGGAAATGGCATGCGCCCTGCGCGTGGGCGAACCGTTGCTGGAAGGAGACCCACGCATGATCCCCGACGCCTACGAACTCAAGCGCATCGTCCGCAACCACAGGGCTCGCTTCTGGTGCCCGGACCTGCTCGAAGCGGCGGAGTTCGCGCCGATCTACTTCTTCGACGATCAGGCCGCCTTCGACGGCGAGACCGTCGATCGCGCAATGACCCGGGTGCTGACCGGCCCGGTCCGGCTGCCGCATCCGACCGTGATCTTCGAGGTGCGCGAGCAGCGTCCGGCGCCCTCCGGTCTGATCGTCTGCGCACGCGAGCATGACGATATCGTCGAGGCGACCTTCCTGATGCGCAAGCGCGCGCCGGGCGGCTGGACCGACTGCCTGGTGCGGATCTGGATGCTTCCGGACGGCATGGTAGAGATCGAGGGCAATCCGGCCGAGCAGAAGGACCAGACGATACGCGGTCACGGCGAGGTCGCCGCCGGCATCGTCTGGCGGGCATTGACCATCCTCGGCGCATCGCCGGACATCCGCGACCGCAAGGTGTCGGTCGCGAAACGCACCCGCCTTGCCCGCGACGGCGTGCGCGGGTGGGTCTGGCGGCAGGTCGCCATCGATCCGGAACGCCTTCGGACCGCCGCCGCCGATCCGGGCGACAGCCATGCCAGCCCGCGCTGGCATCTTCGTCGCGGGCATTGGCGTCAGCTCGCCGATGGGCGGCGCGTCTTCGTGCGGCAATGCGAGGTCGGCAATCCCGAACGCGGCGGGGTGGTCAAGGACTACGCTGTCGGAGGACACGCCGCATGACCAGTTTCACCCCCTCGGCCGCACAGGCCGCCGCCATCGCCGAGGTCCGCGACTGGTTCGAAAATCGCACCGACCAGCAGCAGGTGTTCCGTCTCTTCGGCTATGCCGGATCGGGCAAGAGCACCGTTCTGAAATTCGCCCTCGACGACCTCGGCCTCGCGCCCCACCGCAGCGCCAGGGACGGCACTTGCGTGCCCGGCGTCGTCACCGCCACCTTCACCGGCAAGGCCGCACTGGTGCTGACCCGCAAGGGCACATCCGCGCGCACCATTCACAGCCTGATCTACTCGGTGATCGAGTCGACCGAAGAGGAAGTCGCGGCCGCCGCCGTGAAGGTGCAGGAAGCCGAGGCCGCCGCCCGCAAGCTGACCGGCTTCGACAGGACCGCAGCCGAGGCGGGAATCGAGGCGATGCGCCAGGCGCTTTCGGCCATGAAACATCCGCGCTTTGCCCTGAACCCGCAGAGCGATGCCGCCGATGCCAGACTGATCGTGCTGGATGAGGTGTCGATGGTGGGCGAGGAGATGGCGCGCGACCTGATGAGTTTTGGCAAGCCCATCCTGGTGCTGGGCGACCCCGGCCAGTTGCCCCCCATCAAGGGTGAAGGCGCCTTCACCCGTGACGCGCCCGACGTGATGCTGACCGAGATCCACCGCCAAGCGGCGGAAAGCGCCATCATCCGGCTGGCCACCATGGCGCGAATGGGCGAGCCCATCGGCTTCGGGACCTACGACGCCTTCGTGGCCAAGCTGCGCAAGGGCGACATCACCCCGGATCAGGCGCTGCGCGGCGGGCAGTTGATCTGCGGCCTGAACGCGACGCGGCTGCAACTCAACAATGCGATGCGCGCGGCCGCGGGGCTCGGCGGGACATACCTGCCCACCGGGGCTGCGGAAAAGATCATCTGCCTGAAGAACCAGAACGACCTCGGGCTGATCAACGGCATGTTCCTGACACTGGAAGGCATCGTCGACGAAGGCAGCCTCCATTTCTCGGCCATCGTCCATGACGAGGATGGTCGCCGGGTCGGGCCCCTTGATCGCGACGGCCGACCCGGCCGCCTGCGCGTCTACAAGGGGCATTTCGAGGATCATGTCGCCAACGATCCGAAACGCCACGACCGCGACTGGAAGGACAAGCGTCTTCTGACCGAAGCCACCTTCGGCTGGGCGATCACGGCCCACAAGGCGCAAGGCTCGCAATGGGAGAACGTGATCGTCTGGGACGACGGGCTGGGCCGGACCGATCTCGACCGCCGCCGCTGGCTCTATACCGCGATCACCCGGGCCGAGCGCGGCCTTGTGCTGCTGGCCTGAAGGGGGTGCGATGATCGACCTGAACGATGTCGCCACCGCCAACCCCCGCCATGATCTGGCGGCGGTGCGCGACCGGCTGGCCGTCACGGCCGCCGACTGGCTGCCGCGGCTGTTCCCCGAGGCGCGGCTTGCCCGTGACCGGCGCGCGTTGCGTTGCGCCGATCTTTCGGGCCGGGCCCCGCGCAAGGAGGGATCCTGCACCATCCACCTCGACGGGCCCTATGCCGGCTGGGGTTTCGACTATGCCACCGGCGAGCGGGCGGGCCCTATCGACCTGATTGCCCAGGCGACGGGCTTCTCTGACGCAGCACTTTTCGACGAGGCGGCGCGGATCGCGGGCATGGACCATCCGCCACCCCGGTCCGCGCCGCGCCCCAAGCCCGATCATTCCACCGAGATCGCGAGGCTGGTCGCGGGTGCTATCCCCCTGGTGGGCACCGTGGGTGAAGACTACCTCCGCGCGCGCGGGCTATCGGATCCTGCATCGCCGCATTTGATGTTCCACCCTGACCTGCCTGATTTCGAGAGCCGTCGCGGTTGGCCGGGGCTGATCGCGCTGGCGCGGTTCGCGAACGGAGATCGCGCACCCGGCATTCACCGGACCTTTCTGCTCGATGACGGCAGCGCCAAGGCCCCTGCGGGCAAGAAGATGCTGGGCTCGGTCGCGGACGCCGCAGTGCGTCTGTTCGCCATGCCAAAAGACGGCCACCTTGGTGTGGCCGAAGGCATCGAGACGGCTGTAGCGGCGCACGACCTCTTCGGCACACCGGTCTGGGCGGCCCTTTCGGCCGATGGGCTGGCGCGCTTTCGCTGGCCCGAGGGCACGACGCGCATCACCATCTACGCTGACGCGGGCGATGCCGGGCGTCAGGCAGCCGCGACACTGTCGGACCGGCTGAACCGGGCCGACATTGCGAACGAGATCGTCCTGCCGCTCCACGGGGATGATTTCAACGACGATCTGATGCGGGGCGCGCGGGCCGAGGACTATCCTGGCGAGGCCGCCGTGCCCGCGACCGCCTTGATGATCGAGCCCGCAGAGGATGCGGCGGCAGAACCGGTCGCCCCGGCCGGGGAAGATATCGACACGCTGGTCGCCGCCGCCGACGCCTTGACCAACCCGCCTGACATCACCGCCCTCGGCCAGCTTCTCGGCCGCGCCGCGCTTGCCAGACTGGACCCGCTGCCCGAACGCCAGATCCTCGCCCGGATCAAGACCGCCACCGGCATTTCCATGTCGATCCTGGACAAGCAGCTTGCCGAACTGCGCCGTCGCGTCAACGTCAGCGGCGATCCCAATGCGCGTATCGCCAAACCGGCCTGGTTCAACCGCCTGCGTCAGGACATGGCCGGAACCCCCGAACGCAACGAGGCCAATGTCATCATTGCTCTGACCTCCGATGTCGCCTTCGCGGGCGTGCTCGCCTTCGACGATTTCGCCCAAGAAATCGTGGTGCGGCAACCGCTGCCATGGGACAGCACGACCGGGCCATTTCCCCGGCCCTGGGAGGATGCGGACGACGTCCGCTCCGCCGAATGGCTGCAACTGCGCGGCGTCAACGTCGCCCCCATGGTGGTCGGCCGCGCGATAGGCGCCGTCGCCCGTGACCATCGCATCCACCCGGTGCGTGACTGGCTGGAGCACCTGCGCTGGGACGGCACGCCCCGGATCGAGACCTGGACCAGCACCTATCTCGGGGCCGAACCCACCGCGTTTCACCATACCGTCGGCGCGCTGTGGCTGATTTCGGCCGTCGCCCGCATCTTCCGCCCGGGCGTCAAGGCAGACCACATGCTGATCCTCGAAGGGCCGCAGGGCGCGCGCAAGTCCACCGCATTGAAGGTGCTGGCCGGTGAGGAATGGTTCACCGACGAACTGCCAGAGCTTGGGTCCAAGGATGCCGCCATCCACATGCAGGGCGTCTGGATCGTCGAGATCGCCGAACTCGACGCCATCGGCCGCGCCGAGGTCTCGCGCATCAAGGCGTTCCTCACCCGCACCACCGACCGTTTCCGCCCACCCTATGGCCGCTACACCGTCGAGGTGCCGCGCCAGTGTGTCTTCGCGGGTACGGTCAACCCGGACACCTACCTGCGCGACGAGACCGGCAACCGCCGCTTCTGGCCGCTCCGCTGCGGCACCATCGACATCGCGGCGCTCGCTCGCGACCGCTACCAGCTCTGGGCCGAAGCGGTCCACCACTTCCGCGCCGGGGCGATCTGGTGGATCGACGACCCGGCGCTGCTGGCGGAAGCCCGCGAGGAGCAAGACCGCCGCTACCAGTCCGACGCCTGGGACGACCTGATCGAGCACTGGCTGACACACGAGATCCGCACCGTCTCCGACGGCTTCCCCGACTATGGCAACTCCCGCACCGAGAACGTGCCGCGCCCGGAGCCGCTGCGGGATGTGTCGGTCGGCGAGATCCTCGAGGAGGCCATCGGGCTCGAACCCGCCCGCTGGACGCGAGGCGATCAGATGCGCGTCTCGGCCTACCTCAAGGCGAACGGCTGGGAGCGGTACCGGCGGCGCGACGAGGGCGGGCGCGAGGCGGCACGGGAGTGGCGGTACCGAAAAGGAGCTTGGTAGGCCTGTGCGCCTGGAGCCGATGCCACATCTCAGCGGTTTCATGCCCAGCGGGTGTCAATGGGGGATTCCTTGTCGGGCTAAGGGATGCTAACCTGTAAAAATGTCGCGGCGTCTTTTGGGTTGCTTCTGGCGACCGTATTTCGGGAGCAAGAATACCGTCTTCGTTGGGCGCTCGACCGAAAAGGTGGTGCATCGTGGTGCGTAAGGTCTGACATGGCGCGGAGCGATCTTCTTGTATCCTTGATTCGCGCGGGTGCGACCGGCGATCGAGAGATGCTGCGCTCCACCACCGAAGCGATGGTCGCGGAAGAGCGCGCCAAGAAGCATTTCATCGTGGCCGACCGCATGCAGCGCGCCTTATCGGCCGTCCCGATCACACCTCCTGCCCTTACGGCAAGCTCGCCTCACTTGGCGGATCCGAACGGGCGCGAGGCCATTCTCGAGGTCACGCCGCAGCTCCAGCTCGACGACATCCTGCTTCCTTTGCCAGCAAAAGAAAGTGGCCGCCAGCTTCTTGAAGAGCATCGCAGAGCGGATGTCCTGCGCACGAACGGCTATGAACCACGGCACCGGGTCTTGCTGTCGGGCCCCCCAGGCAATGGCAAGACGTCGTTCGCCGAGGCAGTGGCAGAGGGCCTAGGCCTGCCCTTCTTCGTTGTCAGATATGACGCCTTGATCGGCAGTTACCTCGGTGAGACGAACGCGCGGCTCCGCAAACTCTTTGACTATGTGCGAACGACTCCGAGCGTTCTGTTCTTCGACGAGTTCGATGCCATCGGCAAGGAACGCGGCGATACACATGAAACGGGAGAGATAAAACGGGTTGTCTCTTTCCTGCTCATGCAACTCGATCAGCTTCCCAGCTACGTCATTGTGGTCGCGGCTACCAATCATGGCGAGCTGCTCGATCGCGCTGTCTGGCGCCGTTTTCAGATGCGGCTGGCATTTCCGGCTCCCAAGAAGACCGAGATTGCGGTGTTTCTGGACCGGGTCATTTCGGGCTGGCCAGATGCACCAAAAATGGCGCTGAGCCGACTTGCCGGCCGCCTCGGAAATGTGAGTTACGCAGAAGCTCTCGACTTCTGCCAGAATGTCAGACGGCGGCAGATTCTTGGTTTAGGGGAGGTTTCGGTTGATGAGGCATTGCGCGCGGAACTGGATCTTTGGACTTCGCGCGTCACGCCCGAGTTCATAAATGCCGAGCGATCCAACAAAACCTCTCCTGAGACTGACGCCGAGAGCTGATCAGCCCCGCCCCAAAGGCCGCGCCCGACCCGTTCCCTCGCCAGATGCCTTTCCGCGAGACCGCCAGACCAGCGCGTTCGGCCCAAAGTTCACGCGCCTCGCCGAAATTCTCGCGCGCGGCGATGGGGCGCTTGAACTGCGCGCAGACCCTGCCGGCCTCGCGCCGGAACGGCTGCTGGTGTTCGAAGTCCGCGGCGCGATCAGTTCGTTTGCCGCGTCCATCCGCCAAGTGGGCGGGCTGGAACTGGTGGATGAGGAAGAACTCGACGGCGACGAGGAAGACAAGCAACCCGTCGCCTACCTTCTGGTCCCCGACATGGTGGCCTTGCGAAGCCTTGAATCGCTGTGGCGGCGGTGGCAGGCTGGACAACTGGTCAGAGGGGAAACGCCCTGGGCGAATGTGTTCGAACACCTCAGGGACTTGCGTGCATGGGGGCCAGACGACCGCGTTCAACCGTCAGATCGGACCTTTCTCTCCTCAATTCTCGACGGCCACCAGGACAACGATCTGATCCGACTGGAGATCGAACTGGTTTTCAGGGCCAATGAGGCGGTCGCTCGACTCAGTGAAGAGGAGACGTCACACGCGCTGACGGCGCGAGGGGGCTTGGTCCTGTCTCGCTGCCGCTTGCCCGACATTTCCTACCATGCACTCCTTGCCGATATCCCGGCTTGGGCCGTGCGCGAAATCATCGAACGGCGGATCGCGGGGATCGCTGGTTTGGACGCGGTGATGCACATCCGTCCGCAGTCCGAGGCCACGACCGTCCAGATCGGCGATCCTGAAGACAGCCCGCAGGCCGGGGAGCAGATCGAGGAACTCGGTGAGCCGATTCTTGCGGTGCTCGACGGCGTCCCTGTCAGTGGCCACAGGCGGCTGGCCGCCCATATCGACCTCGACGATCCCTTCGATCTTGAGCCGGACGCCCTCGTGGCGTCTCGGGCGCATGGAACGGCGATGGCATCCCTCGTCATTCACGGGGACCTCAATCGCGGCGAGGCCCCACTGCCGAGAAAGATCCACATGATCCCGGTCTTGGGGAACAATGATGCCTTCCCTCCCGACAGGCTCATTGTCGACATGATCTACCTCGCGGTCACAAGGCTGCGCGAACAGCGCCCCGGGGTCGTGATCGTCAATCTCTCCCTCGGAAATCGATATCGGCCATTCCACAAGCACCTTTCGCCCTGGGCCCGCCTGCTCGACCGCCTAGCCTATCGCTTCGGCCTGCTCTTTGTGGTGAGTGCCGGCAATCAGGTCTTCCCATTCGGCATGCCGGGTTACGCCACCAGCCGGGACTACGAGGATGCCGACGCAGAAAGCCGCGCGAAATCAATGGTTGCTACGCTGCATGGCGTCATGGCGGACCGCCGCCTGCTATCGCCAGCAGAGACGGTGAACGGCATCACGGTCGGTGCTGGAAACGTCGACGCCGTCGGTCCTGCCGAGCGCGGGTTGGCGCGAGCCTTGATCGATCCCTTCCCGGCTCACGTCGCGGCGAACCCATCGAGCAGCCTCGGACCGGGCTTTGCCAGATCGGTCAAGCCGGACATTCTGATGCCCGGCGCCCGCGAACACATGGCCTGTGTCGGCAATCACCGGCACATTGACGTCCGTCCGGCATCGGCCTCGCGCGGAGCGGGGCTCAAGGTTGCGGCGCCGCCAAGGGCAGGTCGAGAGAATCTTGACGGCTATTCGAATGGAACCAGCGCAGCAGCGGCGCTTGCGTCGCGGACGTGTCACCGCATCCACGATGCCCTCGAGGCCGCCTATGGGGACGCGTTTCTGCGCATGCCGCCCTTGCAGCGTGCAGTTCTGCTGAAGGCCCTTCTGGTACATCCGGCCCAATGGCCGAGGGAGACCGCTGAACTCATCAAGAATACCCTCGGCCCCACCGGGCGCGGCCAAGCGTCTAAGCAGAAGGATAACATTCGGCGCTTCCTCGGCTACGGCTATGTCGATTCTGATGACGCGGTGGCTTGTGCTGCGGATCGGGCGACGTTTTTCGCAACAGGGCTCTTGGGGGCCGATCGCATCGCAACGATCGACGTGCCGGTACCTTCGGCAATTGGCGGAAAGGCAAGACCGCACAGCCTGTCAGCAACGGTTGCTTGGTTTTCGCCTGTTGTGCCCGGCCGCAAGAGCTATCGCAGCTGTCGACTGAAGGTTCTCACACCGGTCGAACTCGACGCGCTCGCTGTCTCTGGCGATCGTTGGCATCCAGACGAAAATCAGAGTAATCGCGGGACAGTCAACTCGCGGCGCTGGAGCGGGGCGAATGCGCCGGTCGTCACGCCCAACATGACGATTCCTCTTGTCGTACAGCGCGATCCCGATCAAGGCGCGCCAGTTGATGAGGCGATACCCTTTGGATTAGCCGTGACAATTTCAATGCCGAGTGAAATCGGCATCTACGACGAAGTGCGGGCTCGACTCGCGCCGCTGGTCCAAGCGCGTCCGGCCGGAGGAGCTTGACGCTGCGACGTCGCACAGAAGATTTCCGTATAGAGGCCCACGCTAGCCAGACGCAGCGCGCGACAGCTTGACGGCGTCGCAGATACACGGATGACACTGTCGCCTGCTGAGCATTGAAAGGCAGCATTCCTCCCTCCGCTGCCCGTCCTCAGTTTTTCGGAATCCGCCTGGCTTTCGTCACTGGGTACTGTCCCAACCCCCCTGGTGGTCCCAACCCTGTCCCAACCTTCCGAGGGGGTTGGGGACACGAAAAGGTGTGCAAAAACAACGGTGTCCCCAACCTCACTCCGTGGTCCCAACCTTTTACCATACATTGATGTGGGAGAACGGAAAACGTCGGGACCATGTTTTTCCATACGAAAAGAGAAGGCCCCCCGTTGGGGACACCGAGGTTGGGACCACATCCGGTCAAACCATTGGTGTGGAATGATAAAACCCTGTCCCAACCTCCCCGAAGGTTGGGACCACGCGCCCTGAGGTTGGGACCGGAGCTGAGGTGAGCGTCGATCGCCGCCCGCCGTCGCGCCCGTGGTCGTTTTCGCTTTGGCGCAGACCCGCCGGATGCTAGATATTGCGGTGACCGAAGCCGAAGGCCCACAGCTTGTGAGCCTTCACGATGAACACACCGATCCCCGCGCAGGACGTCCGCCCCGAGCCGGGCGCGATCTCCAGGTCCTGCATCCTCGCGCTCGATCTCGGCACCACGACCGGCTGGGCGCTCCGGACCCATGAAGGCCTGACCACCAGCGGCACCGCGTTGTTCCGCCCGGGCCGCTTCGATGGCGGTGGCATGCGTTATCTGCGCTTCACCAACTGGCTGACGGAGATCGACCGGCTGTCCGGTCCCATCGCCGCGATCTGGTTCGAGGAAGTCAGAAATCACAAGGGTGTCGACGCATCGCATGTCTATGGCGGTCTGATGGCCACCCTGACCGCATGGGCCGAGCTGCGCGGGGTGCCTTATCAGGGCGTGCCGGTGGGCACCATCAAGCGCCACGCCACTGGCCGAGGCAACGCCCCGAAGGAGGCGATGATCGCCGCGGCGCGAGCCCGCGGGTTCTCTCCCGCCGACGACAACGAAGCTGATGCTATCGCGCTCCTGCTGTGGGCCATCGCAACGAATGGGGGTGTCGCATGAGGTGGCATCCCCATGGCTACGGCGGGCACCGCCGCAACCCCGACGAGGTCAAGCGCGACGGCTGGAAGGAACAAGGGCTGCTGGCCGTCGCCATCGACGACGACCGCCTGACCTGGCCCGAACGCGAGCTGGTCCGTCAACTTGGCGAGCGGCTCTATGGCAAGCGGGAACGGGAGGCGCGCCATGGGTGAGTGGACCACAGCGCAGGTGCAGGACCGGCTGGAGCTCGCGGCGGGCGTGATGCGGCAGATGCCGGGCGTGATGCCGCAGGGCTTCTTCAACGCATGGCCCGAGTATTTCCACAGCTTCGCCGACAAGGTCGGCCAGGAGCCGCGGATGCGTCGCCCGAGGCCCAGCCCGCGTCAGATCACGCAGGCCGAGGAGGCGATGCTCTGGCTGCGCTGGCTGGAGAAGAGCGACGCCCGCATCGTCTGGTTGCGTGCCAACGGCGAGCCGTGGAAGAAGATCACCTGGGAGATCGGGCTGAGCCGTCCGGCAGCCAACCGCCACTGGCAGTACGGCGTCGCGCTGATCACCTGGCGGCTCAACGGTCGCGTGCCGTCCTCGCGACGTTCGAAGCGCTTCGTGGTCGAGAATGCCGACCGGCTGTCAAGGAAAATCGTCCTGTGAGGGAATTTTCGGAGAGACATCGGACGGGGTTCACCCTGCCCGCGCCGAGGCCTACAAAAACGATATGCTCGGGAGAGGCGCGCGCGGGACGGCCCGCGCCGCTGGCTTCCGGGGTCCATCTGGAAGCCAGGCCGGAATCCAGATCGGGGTCCGGATGGTTCGAAGGGCGAGTGGCAGGCGGTTGACGGGGGGCGCGCGCAGAGAATGGTTTTCCGGATCAATCGGTGACCGGTCGTCCCTGAGCCAAACCGCCAAGCCATTGTTTTACGGTTCCTTTCCGGGCCGAAACGTATGCTGGCGGGCGAAGCGCGGCATATCGCCAGCGACAGGGCCGATTTTTTGGGAAGCCACCCCGGGTGGAGTCCACCCCCGAAACCACAAATAACCACGCAATAACAACCACTTGGCTGGTGGACTCCGGGGTGGACACCCTGGACCCCGGAGTCCAGCCGGAAGCCCGTGGATGCCCGCATCGCGGAATCCACCCGGGCGGAAGCCGCCCCATCATCGACAGGAACCTGCATGACCCTCAGCTTCGCCCCGGACGCGATCGAGATGTGGCCGCTTGCGCGCCTGCAGCCCTGCGCGAGGAACGCGAAGGTGCATGGCGCCGAGCAGGTCGCCAAGATCGCTGCCAGCATGGCCGAGTTCGGCTGGACCGTGCCGTGCCTCGTGGCCGAGGACGGTGAGCTGATCGCGGGCCATGGCCGGGTGCTGGCCGCCACGCAACTGGGGCTGACGGAAGCGCCGGTGATCGTGCTCGGCCATCTGACCGAGGCGCAGCGGCGGGCCTATCGCATCGCCGACAACAAGCTGACGGAGCTCGGCACCTGGGACGAGGCGTTGCTGTCGGCGGAACTGAACGACCTGCTGGCCGAGGATTTCGACCTGTCGCTGGTCGGGTTTTCCGACGGCGAGTTGGACAAGCTGCTGGCCTTCGTGCCGGAGGGGGACGGCGAGGAAAGCGGCGGCACCAGCGTGCCGCCGGTGACCATCCCCGAGCCGCCGCGCAATCCAGCTTCGCGCACGGGCGATCTCTGGATCCTTGGCGACCATCGGCTGCTCTGCGGGGACAGCACGAACCACGCCGACGTGCGCCGCCTGATGAACGGCGAACGGGCGGTGCTATTCGCCACCGACCCACCGTATCTGGTGGATTACGACGGATCGAACCACCCGACGCGGAATAAAGACTGGTCGGCGTCTTATGGCACCACCTGGGATGACAGCAGCCAAGGCGCGGACCTCTACGACGGTTTCATTGCCGCTGCGGTCGCCGAAGCCATCGCCGACGATGCCGCGTGGTATTGCTGGCACGCCTCGCGCCGCCAGGCGATGCTCGAAGCCTGCTGGGAGAAGGCGGGCGCCTTCGTCCACCAGCAGATCATCTGGGTGAAGGATCGCGGGGTTCTGACCCGCTCGCACTATCTCTGGAAGCACGAACCCTGCTTCATGGGTTGGCGTCGCCCGAACCGGCCGCCGAAGGTGGCCGAGGAAACGCTGCCCTCGACATGGGCGCTGCCCAGCTTCGCCAAGGACGACCGGCCCGACCACCCGACCCCGAAGCCGCTCGACGCGTTCGGCATCCCGATGCGCCAGCATGTTGCGCGGGGCGGCCTCTGCTACGAGCCCTTCTCGGGCTCGGGTTCGCAGATCATGGCGGGCGAGGCCAACGGCCGCCGCGTCTTCGCAATGGAGATTAGCGCGGCCTATGTCGATGTCGCCGTCGAACGCTGGCGGGCCGAGACCGGGCGCGAGGCGATCCTCGATGGCGACGGTCGGACCTTCGCTGAGGTGAGAACCGAGCGGCTGGGGGACGACGCCGAAGCCCGGGCCGATACGCCGGTCAAGGACGCCGCCCCCGAACCCGCGCGAAAGCGCAAGACCGCCGCGTGACATGCATGACCTGGCTTTACGTTCCTCCGGAGACACTTCCGGAGCCGGAGACGCATGCCTCTTCGGCCTCTCCCTCTGCTCCGGCGCAGGCGGTCTCGACCTCGGGCTTGCCATCGCCATCCCCGGATATCGTGCTGTGGGCCATGTCGAACGGGAAACCTTCGCCGCAGCCACTCTCGTGGCGCGGATGGAAGACGCGTCCCTGGATCAGGCTGTTGTCTGGGACGACGTTGGAACCTTCGACGGCGGCCCGTGGCGCGGCGCGGTGGACATCGTCACTGCGGGCTATCCGTGTCAGCCGTTCTCCGTCGCAGGCAAGCGCCGGGGCACGGACGACCCGCGCCACCTCTGGCCGCATGTCGCCCGCATCATCGGCGAGGTCGAGCCACCCTTCGTCTTCCTCGAGAATGTCGCCCATCATCTCCGCCTCGGCTTCCCCGAAGTCGCCGCAGGACTGGTCCGCATGGGCTACAAGCTTGCGGCAGGCCTCTTCACGGCGGCGGAAGTCGGCGCGCCCCATCGACGAGAGCGGCTCTTCATCCTCGCCATCCGCGAAGGGGACGAGTTGGCCGACCCCGCGCGCCTGCTCTGGGACCCGTTCGAGCGGCGGCAACCGGACGGAGATGCTGCGGCTCTGGCCGACACCGATGGCGAACGACGGTTGCAAGCCGAGCGCGGGCAACCGCAAGACGGCCGATCTGACCCATTCGGCGGGGATGTGGATGACGCCGACGGCCCGGGACCACAAGGATGGCGCGACGAGCCTGGCGAACACGCCGGTGAACGGCCTGCTTGGCCGCCAGGTCCTGGTGACGCCAGCGGTTGGCGCGCCTTCCTGCGACACGCCCCGGACCTCACATGGGCACTCCGATGTCAACGGTTGGCATTTGGTCACATGATTACGCTCCGTCTGTTTCAGGATCCGAGGTCCGAGCCCGAATGCATGACGCGGCCCGGTTCCGGGCACGATCAACCTCACATACGGTCGCGCAGGTGCCCTGTCGGGCGGTCGGCGCGGTCCAGAATTCCGCTTGCGGCGGGCTGGGCTCGAGCGGATGAGACCAATCTTGAACACGGTTCTTGTCAGACCAGGGTCCGGCCCGGTTCATCCACCCGGATCCGGCGAGGCTGATCGGGCCCCGTCGAATTTCGAAAAAAGGATGTATCAGGTCAGGCGGGTTTCATCGCGGCACCCTCGATCACGACACCCGTGGCGACGTATTTCCAGAGTGCAACCAGCAGCTTTCGCGCCAGCGCCACGATGGCGGGTTTGCGCGAGCGGCCACCCTGATGCGCCACCCTGTCGCGAAACCACTGCGTCAACGCCGATGTCGGCTGGTGCTGCAGCCAGAGCCAGGCCAGCTGGATCATCGTGGTGCGCAGCCGCGGATTGCCGGCTTTCGACACGCCTTGTTCCTGGTCGACCGCTCCGCTCTGCCACGGCGTCGGCGCCAGACCCGCATAGGCGGCCACCTGCCTTCGGTTGTCGAAGTGACGATAGAGCCCCTCCGACCAAAGCAGCATGGCGAATTCCGGGCCGATCCCCCTGATCTCCAGCAGCCGCGCGGCCGAGGCGGGCAGCGCGGCCTCCCGGGCCTGTGCCAGTTCGGCATCGCGCTCGGCCTCCACCGCCTTGATCTGCGCCAGCAGCAGTTCCAGCCGGTCGAGCTCGCGCAGGATCTGCGCCGTCAGATGCCGCGGGAGTTCCCGGCCGTCCCCGGTCCGCAGCTCTTCCAGCCGCTTGCGACGATCGCGCCGCAGCGGCTCATATCCGCTCACGCCTTGCGCGAAGAGCAGCCCCTTGATGCGGTTGACATGCGCAACACGCTCGCCGGTCAGGGTCTTGCGCTCGCGCATGATCCGGCGCGCGTCCTCCTCAGCGGGCGACGGGGCCCGGACCATGGCGCAGACCCGCGGCTCTGCCCGCTTGAAGGCCAGCAGCGCCCGCACCAGTGCCTCGCCGTCGATCCTGTCGGTCTTGGCGCGCCGCCGCCGACGCGAGGTCGCGATCGAGGCCGGATCGACGACATGGCTCTCGATGCCTTCCTTCACCAGCGCGCGGTGGATCCAGAAGCCGTCGAGACCCGCCTCCTGAATGGTGACGATCGGGAAATCCCGTCCCGTGCGCGCCTTCGCTTTCGCTACAAGAAGCCGGAAACGCTCCATGAGCCCCGCAATGTCGCCGCCCGGCACGCTGTGCTTCGACATCTTCTCGCCGCCGCCGGGCGACAGCGACGTGACGACCCAACGCGATCGGCTGAGTTCCAACGAGACGAAAATCGCGCCAAGATCGGTGCGGATCGCGGCCGGCGTGATGATCGCGGGGGAAGGCTTGTTCATGGCTGTCTCCTGTGCAGATGGGTGTCTGAGCAACCCCACTCTGCCAGAGCGCCGGTCGCGGTCCACCGCCCATGGAATCTTGAACCCGCTGTTCGTCGAGGCGCTGATGGGCTGGCCCACCGGGTGGACCGGCTTCGGCTCTGTGGCAACGGCGTGGTCCCGCTGGTTGCAGCGTATGCGCTCCGAACTCTGGCGGCTGAACTGCTGGCCGATGGATGAGGCCGCGACATGAAGCAGTCGCGCCTCATGTCGCTGGTCGAATCCGTCGCCAATGTGATCGTCGGCTACGGCGTTGCGGTCGTCACGCAGATCCTGATCTTCCCGGTCTTCGGGCTGCACACGACGCTGGCGCAGAACCTGAAGATGGGCGCGATGTTCACGGTAGTGAGCATTGCACGCTCCTTCGTCCTGCGAAGGGTGTTCGAGGCGATCCGGGGGCGATAGTGACGGTCAGATTGGCGGACGAAGCGGTCGTTTGCGGTCTGCCAGTGCGACTGACGCGCGCACTGGCAGATAGCGTCAAGTCAGAGTCTGAAGGCGCACCTCACCGGCATTCAGGAAGCAGGCTTTTGAGAAGATGCCGGAAGGGATTGGATTGGGAAGGCGAAGGTCGGCAATGCCCGGCACAGCCGTGACCTCGGGTTCGTAGGACCGGTCGATCTGCGAGATCACTCCCAGAATGACACCGGTGCTGCGTGTGAATGCCTGCAAGACCTTCATCTGTTCCGAAAGCGGGGGCTTTGTCCTCTGCTGATCGAGGATCTGCAAATAATCGATGACAGCCACAGTGCCCCTTGGTGCGCCCAACAGATGCTGGACGATGCTGTCGGCGCAGATATCGTCTGAGGTGACGATTTCGGGCATGAGTTCGGGCAACGGGTCGGCAAGTGCGCGGAACTGCTCGATCGCCTCGCGTTCAGTGTATTCCAGCGTGAAGAGGACGCTTCGCCGCCCTGCGTGGGCAGTATCGAGCAGCAGCTGCAATCCAAGCCGCGTCTTACCTTGCCCGGGACGGGCAGCGATCAGGAGCATATCGCCATATGCAAGCTCTTGCAGCAGTGGGTCCTCATTGGAACCCGCCTGGACGCGTGATGCCAGCAGGCTCCATGCAGTGAAGCCTTCGTCAATGGCAACACGGTCCTGTGCTAAATGCAGAGGAATTTTCTCATGACGGGCCAAGAGCTTGGCACGCCGTTTCAACTGATAGATCGGTGCGGACAGTCGCATCACGGAACCTCCATATCGAGCCGGAAACGCAACCCCTCCTTATGCGAACGCTCGAACAGATGGTTCGATGATCTCAGTCACCCCGTATGTGCAATACTTCCCCATCTGGAGGGGGGAGGCGCGGGTCAAGCCTAACGACAATATTATTCATGATCAGGGAGCCACGCAACCCGTTCGTCCGCTTCGGGCTCTTCGCGTCGATTGCCTGCCACCGCTGAATGAGCAACCGCCGCCCAGCAGGACGGCGGCCTGATCGAGTTCGTGGCCTACCCCTTAGCCCTCGGCGATCATGTAGCAGCGCCCGCGTCCTGCGACCTTCTCGGAGGTGATGGTGAGTCCGAGTTTCTTCTTCAGCGCGCCGGCCATGAAACCCCTCGCGGTATGAGGTGCCCATTGCGTAGCGTCCACGATCTCGTCGATGGTGGCGCCGCCCTCGGCCTTCAGCATGGCGATGACCGCCTCCTGCTTGGTGCCGCTGCGGCGGCGAGCGGGCACGGGCGCAGGTTCGGCCGCCGGCAGCTCCTCCGGATCATCCGTGATTCCGAGAGTGCTGTAGGCCAGCGACGTGGCGCGCAGGGTGATAGGGCCGCGCTCCTCGTCGTGCCGCCAGACCGTGTTGAGGTCGGTGGCGGCGACCTCTTCGATCAGCCCACGCTTGAGCAAGCTCTTGCAGACATTGCCGACGGCGCCGCCCTTGAGGTTGGCGGTGACGGGGAACAGCATCCCGTCCTCGCGCGCGCAGGCGGCGGACAAGATTACGGCTTGGGTGTCGGACAGCTGGATCTGGGTCATGGGGGCGTCTCCGTGTTCGGGGCCGCGACCGTCGTGGCCCTCCTACGACCCCGAGCCGCGCTGGGCGCGGCAGGAGTTCCGGCGGTGCCGGATGTCAGCGGGCGTGCTCGCCCTCGCCGAAGGCGCTGTCGGTGATCTCGCGCAGCTTGGCGCGGTAATGGTTCAGGGTGCCGACGTCGCCCCAGTCGATCTCGTCGGGGTGGGTCTCGAAGTGGTCTGCGCTGAGGGCGGCGAGCCGCTCCAGCATCGCCTCGATCTCGAACTTTGCGGCGAGGAAGGCGTCGAGGGCCTTGGTGTTGTCCGGTGGGCGGCGGGTCATGGTGGTGGCTCCGTTTTGAGTTGCTACGTTCCTGTGCAATCAGAATCGCTCCGCCACGCCCGAAAGTGTAGGCAATTCAGAGCCATATGATTGCTTTCTGGCCGACACCATTCAGATCAGCTGCAGGCTGGCCAGCATGGTGCTGGCGGCCACAAGCTCGGTGGTCGGCAGTTCGATCTTGATGTGCGAGATCACGTCCGAGGCTTCAGCCGCAATGCCCTCATCGCGCAGCGCGGCCTCGATCATGCGGGCGGCAGCTTCGGGACCCTTGAGGTTCAGCGGATCCGGCAGTGCAGTGTGATCGATGCGGATGGTGGTAGTGGCAGTCATGTGGGTGTCCTTTCAGGTTTGGGTTTCGACAGCGCCAGCGCGGCGTCCGGCGTCATAGGCCTCGACGAGCGCGTCGCGGATGGCCCAGACGGCGACATCGTGGAAATCGAGCCGGTCGGAGTTCCGGGTCTCGATCGTCTCGAGGAAGAAGCGGCGCTGTGCGATCTCCAGGATCAGCGCGTCGCGGGCGGCGGCGGGGTCGGTCTTGTGGCGGGGCATGGCAGGTTCCTCGGGTGAGTTGCATCGTCCTTCTGGACACACGTTCCCTCAGTCCGCCGTGCTTATCAACTCGATAAGCGCATGATTCAGAATGATAATCGGAGCCGTCGATGCAGGGCATGAGCGAGCGCCAGTACGCCGCCCATGTCGGGCTGTCGCGGGGCGCGATCCAGAAGGCGAAGACGGCCGAGCGGCTGGTTCTCTATCCCGACGGCAGCATCAACGCGGCCGCCAGCGACGCCCGGCGCGCGGAAACAACCGATCCGTCCAAGACGAGGGTGAGCGTGGACCGTGGCGCCAGTGGCGCCACGCAAGCCCCGCGAACGCCCGCGCCGAAGCTGAAACCCGTCCCCGAGGCGGCAGTGGCGGCCGTGGGCGACACGCTGCGCGAACAGGGTCTGGCGGTCCCGGCGGTCGGCGGCGGCACGACCTTTCTGCAGGCCAAGACCGCGAACGAGGTGCTGAAGGCGCAGGAGCGGCGCATCCGGCTCCAGAAGCTGAAGGGGGAATTGATCGAGCGGGCCCGCGCGCTGGCGCTGGTGTTCCGGCTGGCACGGGAGGAACGGGACGCGTGGGTGAACTGGCCCGCGCGCGCGGCCGCGCTGATGGCGGCCGAGCTCTCGGCCTCGTGCAGCGACGCGACGGGCCAGCAGATCACCGTGGAGCCAGCCGCGATGCAGAAGGTGCTGGAGAGACATGTACGCGCCCACCTCGACGAACTCGCCGAGGTCCGGCCCGACTTCAGGTGATGATGATGGCCTGACGGACTTCGACGGCGCGGGCGAGATCCTGCGCGCCTGGGGCAACGGGCTGCGGCCCGACCCGGACCTGACCGTCTCGCAATGGGCGGACCAACACCGGACGCTATCGAGCCGGGCTTCCGCCGAACCGGGGCGGTATCGGACGGCACGCACGCCCTACATGCGCGAGATCATGGACAACCTCTCGCCCGCGAGCCCTGTGCAGCGGGTGGTGTTCATGAAGGCGGCTCAGGTCGGCGCCACGGAAGCGGGCAACTGCTTTATTGGCTTCGTGATGCATCATGCGCCGGGTCCGATGCTGGCGGTCCAGCCGACCGTGGAACTGGCCAAGCGCAACTCGCGCCAGCGGATCGACCCGCTGATCGACGAAAGCCCGGATCTGCGGGAGCGGGTGAAGCCCGCCCGGTCGCGCGACGCGGGCAACACGATGCTGTCCAAGGAATTCGCGGGCGGCATCCTGATCATGACCGGGGCGAACTCGGCGGTCGGGCTGCGGTCCACCCCGGCGCGCTACATCTTCCTCGACGAGGTCGACGCCTATCCGGCCTCGGCCGACGAGGAAGGCGATCCGGTCACGCTGGCCGAGGCCCGGTCGCTGACGTTTGCGCACCGGCGCAAGGTGTTCCTGGTCTCGACGCCGACGATCCGGGGGCTGAGCCGGATCGAACGGGAATACGAGGCCAGCGACCAGCGCCGGTTCTTCGTGCCGTGCCCGCATTGCGGTCACGCGCAATGGCTGCGTTTTGAGCGGCTGCGCTGGCAGAAGGGGCGGCCGGAGACGGCGGAATATCACTGCGAGGGCTGCGAGCGGCCCATCGGCGAGCATCACAAGACGGCGATGCTGGAAGCGGGCGAATGGCGCGCAACGGCTGTTGCCGCCGATCCGACCACGGTCGGGTATCACCTCTCGGCGCTCTATTCGCCGGTGGGCTGGCTGAGTTGGGAGCGGATCGTGCGGTCATGGGAAGCAGCCCAAGGGTCGGACGAGGCGATCAAGGCGTTCCGCAACACGATCCTCGGCGAGACATGGGTCGAGACCGGCGAAGCGCCGGACTGGCAGCGACTGGCGGACCGGCGCGAAGCATGGCCAGCGGGCACGGTGCCTGCGGGCGGGTTGTTCCTGACCGCCGGGGCGGACGTGCAGAAGGACCGGATCGAGGTCGATGTCTGGGCCTGGGGGCGCGGGCTGGAGAGTTGGCTGATCGATCATCTGGTCCTCGAGGGCGGGCCCGGCGATCCGGCCTGCTGGCAACGGCTCACCGATCTGCTCGGCCGCACATGGGCGCATGCCTGCGGCCAGCACATGACGCTGGCGCGGCTGGGCGTAGACACCGGCTACGAGACCTCGGCGGTCTATGCCTGGTCGCGGCAGGTGGGGTTTGCGCAGGTGGCCCCGGTGAAGGGAGTCGAGGGCTTCAACCGGTCGAGCCCGGTCACTGGCCCGACCTATGTGGATGCCACCATCGCGGGCAAGCGCCTGCGCCGGGGCGCGCGGCTCTGGACGGTGGCGACCTCGACCTTCAAGACCGAGACCTATCGCTTGCTGCGCCAGGACCGGCCGACGAAGGAAGAGATCGAGGGCGGTGCCTCGTTCCCGCCCGGCACGATCCATCTGCCGGACTGGGCCGACGGAGAATGGCTGAAGCAGCTGACCGCCGAGCAACTGGTGACCGTGCGCACCAAACGCGGCTTTGCCCGGCTGGAATGGCAGAAACTGCGCGAGCGCAACGAGGCGCTGGATTGCCGGGTCTATGCCCGCGCCGCCGTGTGGATCCTCGGGGCTGACCGCTGGGCCGAGGCGCGGTGGGACGATCTGGAGGCCCAACTCGGGGTCACGGCACAAGACACGGTTGATGGTGGGGCCGGAAACACCACACCCGTTTCACGGCGGACGGCGCCGCGCCGGCGCACGGTGCGCTCAAACTACATGAGGTGATCCATGGCCACGGCAGGTGAACTCCGCGCCCGGCGCGAAGCGCTGGCCGCGCAGAGGTCCTCGGGCGTGGCGCGGGTCAGTTATGACGGCAAGACCGTCGACTATCGCAGCGTCGCCGAGATCGACCGGGCCATCGAGGCGCTCGACCGCGAGATCGCGGCGGCCGAGGGGCGGCGGATCGTGCGCCAGGTCCGGGTGACGACGGCGAAGGGTCTGTGAGCATGGGGCTGTTCGATCTCTTCCGCCGTCCTGCGCGGGGCGATCCTGCGTCATCCGGGCTTACGCGGCTCCCCCGGAGCCACGGTCCCTCCGGACTGCGCGCCCGGCTCGAAGGCGCGATGGCGAAGCGCAGGCTGCGCGGCTGGAACCCGCCCTTGGAGAACATCAACGCGCTCGTTGCCTCGGGTGGGCCGCGTCTGCTGGCGCGCTCGCGCGAACTGGTGGTCACCAACGGTTATGCCGCCAATGCCTGCGAGGCGTTTGCCTCGAACCTCGTCGGCGACGGGATCAAACCCTCGTCGCTGATCGGGGATCCGGACCTGCGCGACCGGGTGCAGCGGCTGTGGCTGGCCTGGACCGACGAGGCGGATGCCGACGGGCTGACCGATTTCTACGGGCTGCAGGCGATGGTGGCGCGCGAGATGTTTGTGGCGGGCGAATGCTTCGTGCGGCTGCGCCCGCGCCGGGCCGAGGATGGCTTGCTGGTGCCGTTGCAGGCGCAGCTTCTGCAGTCCGAGATGCTGCCCTTCGAGAAGACGGAAGTCCTGCCCTCGGGCAACCGCATCCGCTGCGGCATCGAGTTCGACCTGATCGGGCGGCGGGTCGCCTATCATTTCCGCCGCCGCCATCCGGGCGACAGCACCGACCGGGGGGCGGCGATCCCGGAGACGGTGCGCGTGCCGGCGGCGGACGTGCTGCACGTCTATCGCCCGATCGACGCGGGCCAGATCCGGGGGCTGCCGCACATCGCGCCAGCCATGGTGCGGCTGTTCCTGCTCGATCAGTATGACGATGCGGAACTCGACCGGAAGAAGACGGCGGCGATGTTCGCGGGCTTCATCACCAAGACCGCCCCGGAAGAGCCGTTGATGGGTGAAAGTGAGGCCGATCTCGACGGTTCTGCCATCGCCAGCCTCGAGCCCGGCACGATGCAGGTGCTGCTGCCGGGGGAAGACGTGAAGTTCTCGTCGCCGGCGGACGTCGGCGGCGGCTATGAGGCGTTCCAGTACCGCACGTTGCTCAGCGTCGCGGCCTCGCTGGGCCTGCCCTATCATCTGGTGACCGGCGATGTGCGGCAGGCCAACTATTCCTCCTTGCGCGCCGAACTGGTCGAGTTCCGGCGCCGCGTCGAGCAGTTGCAGCACGGGGTGATCGCGCATCAGCTCTGCCGCCCGGTCTGGGCGCGCTGGCTGGAGACGGCGGTGCTCTCGGGCGCGCTCGATCTGCCGGGCTTCGCGGGCCATCCGGCGCGCTACCGCCCGGTGCAATGGATCCCGCCGCGCTGGGACTGGGTCGATCCGCTGAAGGACATCCAGGCGCAGGTGCTGGCGATGGAGGCCGGGATCATCTCGCGGCGCAAGGTGGTCGAGGCCACCGGCTACGACGTCGAGGAAATAGACCGCGAGAACGCGGCCGACGCGGCCCGCGTCGCGGCGCTCGGCCTGCGCTATCGCACCAGCCCCGGAGAGACGCAGGGCGCGCGGGCGACCCCGGCGCAATTGCCGGATGCGGGCAGCGGCGCAGGCAGCGGCTCTGGTCCAAGCGCTGACGGGACATCTGAAGAGGAGTGAAAGCATGGCCAGCTGGTATGCGATCCGCGCCCGAGCCACCGGCGCGGAAGTGGCGATCTATGACGAAATCGGCGCGCATGGCGTCTCGGCCAAGGGCTTTCTGGCCGAGCTCGGCGCGCTGCCCGAAGGGACGCCGATCGATCTGCGCCTCAACAGCCCCGGCGGGTCGGTGTTCGACGCGGTCGCGATCCACAACGCGATCAGGCGGCACGAGGGGACCGTCACGGTCTGGATCGACGGCATCGCCGCCTCGGCGGCGTCCTATGTCGCCATGGCGGGCGACGAGATCGTCATGCCGGAAAACGCCTTCCTGATGATCCACGATCCCGCCGGCCTCGTCATGGGCACCGCCACCGACATGCGGGCGATGGCCGAGGCGCTCGACAAGGTGGGCGACAGCCTCGCCGCGGGCTATGCCGCGAAATCCGGCCGGACGGCCGAGGAGATCGCGGCGCTGATGGCCGCCGAGACCTGGCTCGATGCGACCGAGGCGCTGGCGCTCGGCTTTGCCGACCGGCTGGCCGAGCCGGTGCGGATCGCCGCCAGCTTCGACATCGGCCGCTTCCGCAACGCGCCGCCCGCGCTGATCGAGGCGGTGGAGGCCGAGGCGGTGGAGGCCGAAGGCCAGGACGGCACGGAAACCGTTCCGGAGGGGAACGGTTCCGACGGCGATCCCGCTGCCAGCCCTGTCGGACCGCAAGACCCGGCAGGCGAGGCCAGCGCCGATGGTCGATCCGACGATACCGAGGGGCATGTCGTGTCCGGCAACATGCCCCCGCCGCCGCCTCCCGCGCCACCCGATCCCGCGGCGATCCGCGCGGACGCCATGGCGCATGCCCGCGCCGTCGTCGATCTCTGCCGCCTTGCCGGGCAGCCGCAAATGGCCGGGCGCTTTCTGGAAACCGACGCGGACCTCGACGAGGTCCGCGCCGCCCTCATCGCTTTGAGGTCCGAGGCAGGGCCCGAGATTGCCGGGCATCACCCGCAGCCCGGCCGCCCGTCGAACACCCGTCCCTGGGGCGAGATCGTCGCCCGCACCTTCCGCCTGAAAGGATAACCCCGTGCCCACGCTCACCGAGACCACCCATCCCGGCGGCTTCCTCGTCTGGGAGGCGTTCCGCGATTACACCCGCGAGACCATCACCGTCGCCTCCGGCGCGTTTGAGCCCGGCACCGTGCTCGGCAGGATCACCGCGTCGGGCAAATACGCCGCGCACGATCCCGCCGCCATCGATGGCACCGAGACCGCCGTCGCCGTGCTCTGGGGCAAGGCCGACGCGAGCGCGGGCGACGCGCCCGCCGTCGCCCTGGTCCGCGGCCCCGCCATCGTCAACCGCAACGATCTCGTTTTTGCAGGCACGCCCAGCGAGGCCGAGATCGCCGCCGCCCATGCCGCCCTGCTGGCGGCGGGCATCCTCGTCCGCTGATCAAACTCTCAAGGAGGCACGCACAATGGCCACCATGGACATCTTCGAAGGCGATGCCTTCACCATCATCGAACTGACCCGCGCGCTGGAGAACATCCCCTTCAAGCCCGCGATCCTGTCGGGGACGGGCCTGTTCTCGCCGCGCGGCGTGCGCGCCCGCACCGTGGTGATCGAGAGCCGCGACGGCACGCTGTCGCTGATCCCGTTCTCGGAACGCGGCTCGGCCTTCGAGCAACAGGTGCCCGAGCGCCGCGACATGCGCGCCTTCGTCTGCCGCCAGTTCAAGAAGCAGGACGTGCTCTGGGCATCCGAGATCCAGGGCATCCGCGACTTCGGCTCGGAAAGCGCCACCCAGCAGATCCAGAGCGAGGTCGCGCGCAAGCTCGGCCGTCTGCGCCAGGACGCCGAGGCGACGTTCGAATATCACCTGCTGAACGGCATTCAGGGCATCGTGAAGGATCCGAAGGACGGCGCCACGGTGATCAACTACTTCACCGAGTTCGCGATCACCCCGGCGGCAGAGATCGACTTCGATCTCGACAACGCCACCCCGGCCTCGGGGGCGCTCCGAAAACTCAGCCAGGCGCTGATCGAGAGCGTCGAGGACAGCATGGGCGGGCTCGCCGCCGGGGCCGTGCAGGTGCGCGCCGAATGCGGCTCGGCCTTCTTCGCCGATCTCGTCGCCCACAAGGAGGTGCGCGAGACCTATCTCAACACCGCCGCCGCCGCCGATCTGCGCGGCCGCGTGGCCGACGAGGTCAGCTTCGGCGGCATCACCTTCCGCCGCTACCGCGGTGGCGCCGGCTTCGGCGTGCCGACCGACAAGGCCTTCTTCTATCCCGAAGGGGTCGAGGGGCTCTTCGAGATCTACCACGCCCCCGCCGACACCTTCGAGACGGTGAATACCCTCGGCCTGCCGCTCTACGCCCGCACCATCCCCGACCGGGACCGCGACGAATGGGTGCGCCTCGAGATCGAGTCGAACCCGCTGCCGATCTGCACCCGCCCGCAGGTGCTGCGCCAGGCGCGGCGGACGTGATGAATGCCGTCGCTTCCGCGCTCGACGCGCTCTTTGCCGATGCCAACATCGGCCGCGACGCGGTCTACATCGCCGACGGCGGCGCGCCCGTGCTGGTGCGCATCGTCGCCCGGCGTGCCGATGCCATCACCGGCTTCGGCGATGCGCGGCTCTGGTCGGAAACCACGCGCGTCGACCTGCGCGCGGCGGAGGTGCCGAACCCGCGCCCCGGCGACCGGATCGAGATCGACGGCGACGCCTTCCTCATCCAGGGCGAGCCCCTCCGCGACCGTGAGCGGCTGATCTGGACCGTCGATCTGAGGCCTGCGTGACCCCGATGAAGCTGAAGCTCGACATCGATCCCGACATCGTCGCGATGATGGCGGCCGAAGTCGCGGCGGGCGAGCGCGCGGTGACGGCCGCCATGCGTGAGGCCGGGACCGGGCTCAAGACCGCCTGGCGGTTGCAGATCACCGGCGCGGGGCTTGGGCCCCGGCTGGCCAATTCCATCCGGAGCCAGAATTTCCCTAGATCGGGCGAAAGCCTCGATGCCGCCGCGCTGGTCTGGTCGAAGGCGCCGGTCATCGTCGGCGCGCATGACACCGGCCCGCTGATCCGCTCGAAGGCAGGCTTCTGGCTGGCGATCCCGCTGCCTGCCGCTGGCAAGTCCCTCCGCGGCGGAAGGATCACCCCCGGCGAATGGGAGCGGCGGCGCGGCCTGCGCCTGCGCTTCGTCTATCGCCGCACGGGCCCAAGCCTGCTGGTCGCCGAGGGGCGGCTGAACACCAAGGGTCAGACGGTCGTCTCGCGCTCGAAGACCGGCCGAGGCAAGGTCACCGCGCCGATCTTCCTGCTGGTGCCGCAGGTCAAGCTGCCGAAGCGGCTGGATCTGGCGCGGGACGCGGAGCGGGCGCATGAAGGCCTGCCGGGGCTGATCGTGGGGAAGTGGGTGGAGGTGCGAATTCGATGAATGTCACAGTTACGGACATAGCCGCCCTTGGATGAATGTCAGCACCAGGTAGGATACCGGCAAGGAGCTTGAATTCAGTTGCCCGTTGCCACTCCCGCCCGCACTGGTTCCGGGTTCAATTCATGCTTGAGCCACGCGATGAGCGTCCTGACCCTTGGTCTTTCAAAGGTCTGCGGCAGGGCAACAGCATAATAGGCAAACTGTGTCGGCCAGCTGATATCCAACGCCTGCACCAACCGGCCCGATGCCAGATGCTCGCGCACGTAAACATCGCTCAGCAAAGCCAGTCCCTGCCCTTCGATCGCCGCCCGGACAGTCAGGAAGCCGTCCTTGAACACTGTGCCATACCGCGCACAACCGTCATCAATTCCCTGAGCGAGGAACCAGAGCGACCAGTCCTTGCCCGTCGCGTCGGGAAGCAATGTGTAGCGGAGACAATCGGCAGGGGTTTTCAGCGGTCCTTTCTTGCGGAGCAGATCCGGGTTTCCAACCAAGAAGAGTTCGGGCGAACACAACCATTCCGAGATCAGGCCCGGATAGTCACCGAGCCCATGGCGGATGGCCAGATCGACAGGCTCGCTCTTGAGATCGACCAGGCGATTTTCGGTTTCGACAGACAGGTGGATGGATGGGTGCTGGTCCGAGAATTTCCCCAGACCGGATACAAGCGCCGAATAGGCAAACATCGGGGCTGCGTTGATCCGAATGGCATTTCTGGGGTCGGCGAAGTGTTTGCGATGGGCCGCTTCGATCGCCGTGAAGGCGGCGCCGATCTCCGATTGCAGCTCCTCACCCGCTGCGGTCAGGGCAATGCCCTTTTTGCTGCGGGTGAACAGGCGAAGACCGTGGCGCTCTTCCACCGCATGTATGCGCTGGCTGATCGCGCCGGGGGTCACCCCAAGCTCATGGGCGGCATCCTGCATCGTGCCGGTCCGGGCGACGACGTAAAACGTGTAGAGATCCTGAATCCGTATAGCCATAGTTCACTTTAGGGTGGCTAAAGTGATTTGGCCAGTTTCTCGTTAGGCATGATGCGCGGTTCACGGCATTTCGGTCGGACAAGGAGAGCCCCATGTCTGACACGATCACCCCCCATTCCCGCCAGAAATGGACGGTCGTTGCCTTCGGGTTTCTCGCCCTGTCACTGGCGTTTTCAGGCCGCGCCGCGCTTGGGTTGATCATGCCGGTCTGGCAGGCGGAGTTTGGGTGGTCGAGTGGCTATGTGTCGGGGGTGGGAGCCACCGCCCTGGTGGTCATGGCTGTCATCGCGCCCTTCGCAGGCCGCCTGGTGGATCGTCGCGGGCCGCAATTCACCTTGAACCTCGGCATGGGCCTGCTGGGTATCGGCTGTGCGATTGTGGCTCTGATGGACGGCAAGGCGATGTTTGTCATCGGCTTTGCGGGGTTTTGCGCCGTTGGCTTCGGGATCGTCGCCACCCATGTTGTGGCAACAGCCGTGACCCGGAGTTTTTCCGCCAATCGTGGGTTGGCCACGGGCATCGCGACATCCGGCGCGACGGGCGGCCAGTTCCTCATTGTCCCGCTCATCGCCGCCCTACTGGCCTTCGCCAGTTGGCGGTGGAGTTTTGGGGCGCTGGCCCTGGCAAGCCTTGCCCTGATCCCCTGCATCAGGATGAGCCTGCGCGCCGCTGCGCCCTCGGACGCAGCGCGGGAACAAGACCCGGCCGCGTCCGGGATGGCCGCCGACCTCGCCCTGATCCTCCGGCGCCCGGCGTTTCATCTGTTGTTCTGGAGCTTTCTGATCTGCGGTTTCACGACCACCGGGGTCATCGAGACGCATCTGCTGCCCTTCGCCTCGTTCTGCGGCTTTCCTCCGATCCCCAGTGCGACGGCCTATGGAGTCTTGTCTCTGATCAATCTTGTCGGCATGATCGCCGCCGGCTGGCTGAGCGACCGGGTGAACCGCCCGGTGCTTCTGGCCGCCATTTACCTGGCGAGGGCGCTCACCTTCATTCTTCTCGGCAATCTGCCCGGCACATCTGTCGAAATGCTGTTCGTGTTTGCCATCCTGTTCGGCGCGGTGGATTACGCGACGGTGCCCGTGACCGCCAGTCTGGTGGCCAGCCATGTCGGGATCAAGGTAATGGGCCTGGCAATGGGAATGATCTCGGCCGGACACGCCATCGGGGGCGCCATGGGGGCCTGGCTTGGTGGCTTCGTTTTCGACACAACGGGCGGCTATGGCATCTTGTGGACGGGATCTCTGTGGCTTGCCGTCGGGGCGGGTGTGCTGGTGCTGCTTCTGACGGCGCAGCCGGTATCCAGGCCCGTCGCGCAAGCATAAGGCGGACCTTGGACATAGTCGGCAAACGTCATGGCCGGGTTCGACTCGACCTTTGCCACATCGAACAAATCCAGATCTGAGTGCACATGCCCACCCCTCGCGAAACCATCCTCGCCGCGCTGCATGCGCGGCTTTCGGCGCTGCCCGCCACCGCCCTGCGCGGCGACGTGCTGCCCGAGCGTGTCCCGACCGATGGCCTGCTGATCCTGCGCGACGGCGAGCCGGGGGAGCCAGAGGTCACGCTGTCGCCGCTCGCCTACCACTACCAGCACCGTGCCGAGATCGAGGCGGTCGTGCAGGGCGCCGACCGTGACGCTGCCTTCGACACGCTGACCGCCAGCATCGGCTCGGCGCTCGCTGCCGACCGCACGCTGGGCGGGCTCTGCGACTGGGTCGAGGCGGAAGCGCCACGGCCCGTCGATCTGCCGGTCGAGGGCGCTGCCAGCCTGAAGGCCGCCGTGATCCCGGTGGTGCTGCACTATTCCACGGCCGACCCGCTGGCCTGACCCAACCGACCACAGGAGACAACGATGGCACGAGCCCAGGGGGCGCGGGCGCTGATGGCGCTTGCGTTCGAGACGACCTATGGAACGCCGCCCGCCAGCGGCTTCACCCGCATGCCCTTCGCCAGCACCTCGCTCGGCGCGGAGCAGCCGCTGCTGAACTCGGAGCTTCTCGGCTACGGCCGTGACCCGCTTGCGCCGATCAAGGACGCGGTGACGGCCGACGGCGACGTCGTGGTGCCGCTCGACGCCGAGGCCTTCGGCTTCTGGCTGAAGGCGGCCTTCGGCTCACCCGCGACGACGGGCACTGCGCCGGGGCCGTTCACCCACGAGTTCCAGTCGGGCGCCTGGACCCTGCCCAGCCTCTCCATCGAGACCGGCATGCCCGAGGTGCCGCGCTATGCCATGTATTCCGGCTGCGTGCTCGACCAGATCAGCTGGCAGGTGCAGCGTTCCGGCCTGCTGACCGCGACGGCCCGGCTGGTGGCGCAGGGCGAGACGGTCGGGACCACGACGAGCGCGGGGACACCCGCCGCGCTGGAGCTCAAGCGCTTCGGCCATTTCAACGGGGCGATCAAGCGCAATGGCGCCTCGCTCGGAAATGTTGTCTCGGCTGAGATCACCTATGCCAACAACCTCGACCGGATCGAGACCATCCGCTCGGATGGCCGCATCGACGGCGCGGACCCCTCCATCGCAGCGCTGACCGGCCGGATCGAGATACGCTTCGCCGACCAGACGCTGGTGACGCAGGCGATCAACGGCGACCCAAGCGAGATCGAATTCGCCTATACTCTGCCCACGGGCGAGAGTTTCACCTTCATCGTGCACGCCGTCTACCTGCCGCGCCCGCGCATCGAGATATCCGGACCGCAGGGCGTGCAGGCGACCTTCGACTGGCAGGCCGCACGCGACAGCGTCGTCGGCCGGATGTGCACCGCCACCCTCGTTAATGATGTGGAGACGTACTGATGCTGACGCTCGATCTGACCAACGCGCCGCGCTGGCATGATCTCGCACCCGGTGTCCGGGTGCAGCTGCGCCCGCTGACCACGGCGCTGATGGTGGCGACACGGACCGATCCCGCTGTCGAGGCGGTGCCGGAGGCGGCCTCCGACGAGGAGCGCGCGGTCGCCTTCGCCAAGGCACTGGCGCGACGGGCGGTGCTGGCCTGGGACGGCATCGGCGACGCCGACGGAAATCCCATCGACCCGAGCCCGGAGGCCATCGACGCGTTGCTCGACATCTGGCCGATCTTCGAGGCCTTCCAGCTGACCTATGTCTCGAAGGGCCTGCTGCTGGAACAGGAAAAAAACGCCTCCGCGCTCTCGCCGAATGGTCCTTCGGCGGGGGCGAGCGCTACTGCGAGGGTTGCGAACCCTGCGGAGCCAGCGCGCAAGCCTGCCCGGACTGCCCGGCGCGGCTGAACCGGCCGGAAACGCCGGAGGGTTGGCAGGTCTGGGACCTGGTCGGTCGTCTCGGCGGCCAGCTGCGCGTGCTGCCCGGCGCGGTGATCGGTTGGGACATGTCGGCGGCGCTCGCACTTGGTGACGCCCTCGGCGTGCCCCCGCTCGCCATGGCCGAACTGCTGCCCGTCATCGAGGCGGTGATGGTTTTGAGGCTCAACGAACAGATGGAACGACCGGAGGGCCGACCCGGGATCAGCTTTTGATCTTCTCGATCAGGGTGACGCCGGGCAGCCCCTCGAAATGCCTGTCGCAGGTCAGGAGCGCCGCGTCATGGGCCCGGGCGGTCGCGAAGATGATCGCGTCCGCCGTCGCCAGCTTGTGCTCACCGCAGGCCTCGGCGGCCACGAGGGCGATCTCGGTGTCGAGCGGCACGACCGCGCAGACCTGCGTGAAGGCGATCACCTGATCGGCCTTGTCCTCGCCTGCCTCGCGGGTGAGCCATTTCGTCAGTTCCAGCTGGACCATGGTCGGCACCAGCCATTCGGCCTGATCGGGCAGATGCCCAGCCAGCGTGTCGCCGGTCGGCGAGCCGATCAGCCATTCGATCCAGGCCGAGGTGTCGACCAGCACCATCAGAAGCGGTCCGAGCGGTCGCGATAATCGGTAACCGAGGCGCCTTTCGCCAGTCCCTTCAGGCTCTCCCGCTTCGGGACCGGCACCAGAAGCACGCCGGTGCCCTTGGGGATGAAGGCGAAGGTCAGCCCCGCCTCCCAATGCTGCGCGGCGCGGATCGCCTTCGGGATCGAGATCTGGAACTTCGAGGAGAGGGTCGCCGTCGCCTGCATGGTCATACCTACTGTTGATCGATGCCACAAAGGTAAGACGCCCGCGCGGCGAAAGCAAGGATCCTGAGCGATGGCAGAAAAACGTGTCTCCGTCCGCCTCGCTGCGGTCGGCGGACGGCAGGTGCGCGCCGAACTGGAAGGCGTGGGCGAAGCCGGGTCGCGCGGCTTCGGACGGCTGAGCCGGGAGATGGAGGCGGCGAACGCCCGGTTGGCCGCCTTCTCGCGCCGGGTGAAGATCGCGGCGGCGGCAGCCGTGGCAGCCGCTGCCGCCGCTGGCGTGGCGATGATCCGCTCCGGCCTCCAGACGGTGGATGCGCAGGCCAAGCTGGCGACCTCCCTCGACACCACCGTCGCCAGCATCCAGGTGCTCGAACGCGCGGGCGATCTGGCGGGCGTGTCGATGGGTCAGGTCGAGCAGGCCACGGTCCAGCTGACCCGACGGCTCAGCCAGGCCGCCTCCGGCACGGGTCCTGCGGTGGAGGCGCTGCGCCGCCTGCGGCTCACGGCCGAGGATCTGCAGCGCCTGCCGCTCGATGCGCGCATCGCCGCGATCCAGCAGGCGCTGGGGCAATATGTGCCGGAGGCCGAGCGCGCGGCCGTGGCCTCCCAGCTCTTCGGCGACCGCGCGGCCTTGGTGTTCACCCGGATCGACACCGCGACACTGCGCCAGGCGACGGAGGACGTGCTTGCCTTCGGGGTGGTGGTCTCGGACCAGGACGCGGCCCAGATCGAACGCACGAACGACGCCATCTCCCGGCTCGGGCTGATCTGGCGCGGGCTGTCGAACCAGCTGGCCGTCGCAGCGGCCCCCGCGCTGGAAGCCGTCGCGAATGCCATCGCCGCCGTGGCCAGCCGCACCGGGCCGCTCGGCATCGCCATTCGCGGCCTCTTCGACAACATCGGCCGCCTGACCGCCATCGCCACCACCTTCGCCGCTTTCCTCGCGGGCCGCTGGGTGGCGGGCATGGCCGCTGCTGCCCTCTCGGTCCGTGGCCTCGCCACGGCGCTGGTCGTCCTGCGCGGGGCGCTGATCCGCACAGGGATCGGCGCGCTGATCGTCGGCGCGGGCGAGCTTGTGTTTCAGTTCACCCGCCTTGTCTCCGGCGCGGGCGGGTTTGGCGAAGCGATGTCGCTCCTGAAGGACGTCGCCGTCGAGGTCTGGCAGCGGATCAAGCTGGGGGCTGCAGCGGCGGGGGCCGCAGCCACGGCGATGTTCTTCGACCTGAAAGCCGATGCGGCGTCGGCCATGCAGAGCGCCATCGAGAGCGTCGTTGCCTTCGGCAACACGGCCGCGAACACGTTCGAGGGCGCTTTTGAGGCGGTCAAGGCGATCTGGGGCCTGCTGCCCGCCGCGATCGGTGATCTGGCGTTCCAGGCGGCGAACAGCCTGGTCGACGGTGTCGAGGCGATGCTGAACGGCGTGGTCTCGCGCATCAACGGCTTCATCGGCGGGATCAACCAGGGGCTGGAAGCGCTCGGGTCGGAGCGGCGCATCTCGCTGGTGCCGGATCTCGACCTCGGCGAGATCGAGAATCGCTTCGAGGGTGCTGCGACCGCCGCGACCACCGCGGCGCAGGCGGCCTTCAACCGGGCCTTCGAGGACAACCCGCTGACCGCGCCGGATCTCGGTCTCACCAAGGCGGCGAACCGGGCGCTCGAGTCCGCCAACCTCTCTCGCGGGGCGGCGCGCGATCTGGCCGAGAGTGCGCGCGCGCCGCTGGAAAGCTGGCAGGCGCTGCGCGATGCGGTGCGCGGGAGCGATCAGGATGGCGCGGACGCGCTGGCCGAGGCCACCGGCGCGGCCGAGCGGCTCGAGACCGCCCTTGACGATGCCGGGCGCGCCGCCACGGGTGCCGGTGCGGCCGCCAAGCCTGCGACGGAGGCCGCCGTCACCGGATGGCAGGTGGTCACGGCGGCGCTCAGCGATTACGCGAGCAAGGCGCGCGATATCGGCGGCGATATCGGCCAGAGCCTCGTCGGCGCCTTCCAGAGCGCCGAGAGCGCGGTCGGTGAGTTCGTGAAGACCGGCAAGCTCAACTTCCGCGACCTCGTCACCTCGCTGCTGGCCGATCTCGCCAAGCTCGCGGCGCGCCGCTTCATCCTCGGGCCGATCGCCAACGCGCTCTCCGGCGCGCTTGGTGGCGCGGGCGGCATTTTCGCCAACATCCTGCATGCGGGCGGCATGGTTGGCTCCGCTGGCCCCTCGCGGATGGTTCCGGCCATGGCGTTTGCCGCTGCGTCCCGGATGCATTCCGGCGGGGTCGCCGGGCTTCGACCCACTTCTGGCTTTGCGGGCCTCCGGCCCGACGAAGTCCCGGCGATCCTGCAGCGCGGCGAGCGGGTGCTGTCGCGCCGCGAGGCGCAGCGCTTTGGCGCAGGCACTGGCGTCAACGTCACCATCATGGCCCGCGACGCAGAGAGCTTCCGGCAATCGCGCACGCAAGTTGCGGCGGACATTGCCCGCGCCGTGTCGCTCGGGCGGAGGGGCATGTGATGGCGTTTCAAGAGGTCCGGTTTCCCGACAACATCAGCCGGGGTGCACGGGGCGGACCGGAGCGGCGCACGCAGATCGTCGAACTGGCCTCGGGCGACGAGGAACGCAACGCCAACTGGGCCAACTCGCGCCGCCGCTACGACGTGGCCTACGGCATCCGCCGCGCCGACGACCTGGCAGAGGTGGTCGCCTTCTTCGAGGCGAGGAACGGTCGCCTCCATGGCTTTCGCTTCAAGGATTGGGGCGACCACAAGTCCAGCCCGCCCTCGGGTACGCCATTGCCAACCGACCAGGTGATCGGCGCGGGCGACGGTGCGGCGACGGCGTTCCAGCTGGCGAAGCGCTACGCCTCGGGTGGGCAATCCTGGACGCGCAGCATCACGAAGCCCGTCGCGGGCACGGTGCGTATCGCAGTCGATGGCTTGGAACAACCCACCGGCTGGTCGGTCGACACGACCACCGGACTGGTCACCTTCAACGCCGCACCGGGCGCTGGCGTCGCCATCACCGCAGGCTTCGAGTTCGACGTGCCGGTCCGTTTTGACACCGACGCGCTCGACGTGACGCTCGACCTCGAGCGGCTCGGCTCGATCACCTCCATCCCGCTTCTGGAGATCCGGCGATGAACAATGAGCCCGGCTTTGTCGCGGCTGTCCTGCGCGACCTCGCGGCCTCGACGGCGGTGATCCTCGCCGCCTGGGGCGCACTCGGCGGCGCCACCAATGCGCTGACCACGAAGATGCGGTTGCGCGACGCGCTCCGGCACATCCTGCTCGGTGGGCTGATCGCGGCCGGGATGGGCAGCCTGTCGATGGCCGTGATCACCGCCTGGCTCAGCCTTCCGCCCGAGGCGATCCCTGCGGGCGGGGCCGCGGGCTCGGCGGCCTATCTCGTCGGCGTCTTCGGCCCGGCCTTCATCGAGGTCGCGCTCGCCCGCCTGCGCCGCGCGAAGGACGGCGGCGGCGATGAATGAGCTTCTCCGCCTCGCACGCGCCCTCCGCTGCGAACCCGCCGATCCCCGGCAGGCCTTCGCCCACCGTCTGCGCATCGGCCTCGCCGTCGCGGCGCTGATCCTGATCCTCTCGTTCATCGGATAATCCCATGCAGATGACTGACCGGGGCTTGCTGGCCCTCGTCCGGTTTGAGGGTCTCGTGCCCGGACCCTATCTCGATGCGAAGGCCGTCTGGACCTTCGGCATCGGCCACACCGCTGCCGCCGGTTCGCCCGATCCGGGCTCCATGCCGCGCGGCATGCCCGCCGATCTCGAGGCGCGCGTCCGCGAGGCGTTCCGGCTCTTCCGCGCGGACATCGCGCGCTATGAGACGGAGGTGCTGCGCGCGGTGAAGGCGCCGCTCGAGCCGCACGAGTTCGATGCGCTGGTGTCATTCCATTACAACACCGGCGGCATCGCGCGGGCGGCGCTCACCCGGCACATGAACGCGGGCGACCGCGAGGCCGCTGCGGCGGCCTTCATGGGCTGGCGGCGACCGGCCGCGATCATCCCGCGCCGCGAGGCCGAGCGCGACCTGTTCCGGCATGGCCGCTATCCGGGCGGGACCATCCCGGTCTGGGCCGTCGCCAGCGACGGCCGGGTCGATTTCTCGCGGGCGATCCGACGGCTGACCGAGACGCAAGCGCTGGCGCTGCTGCGCCCGCAGCCCGTGCCAACGGAACTCTCCGGCCAGGCCGCACCAGCCAAACCGACCGTCCCGCCTGAACCAATCCCGCCGGTCGGCTGGCTCGCCCGGCTGGCGGCATTCTTTTCCACCCTGATCCGGAGGGCCTGACCCATGCGCTACATCCGACCGACCTCGCTCACCTGGTGGGCCGGGCTCATCGCCATGCTCACCGGCATCGCGTCTCTCGCGCTGCCGGCCACCGGCCCGCTCGGCGAACTCGCCCGCCTTGTCGCGCTGCTGGCCGGCAGCGGTGACGCCTCGCCCGCGGGGCTGATGTTTCTCGGGCTCGGGCTGATCGGCCTGCGGGACCGGATCGAGCGCGGGTTCCGCGGCGATGCTTGAGTTCCTCGCAGGTCTGTTCGTGGGCGGTGGCCTTGGCGTGCTGATCGTCGCCCTCTGTGTGGCCGCCGCGCACGGGGAGCGGGACGATGGCTGACATTCTGATCTGGCTGGCCGCGGCACTGGGCGCTGTCGGGGGCGTCGTCCTCGGGCGGCTCTGGGGCCGGATGACAGGAAAGCGCGATGGCAAACGGGAGGCGGAACGCGATGCAATGGAAGACAAGAGCCAGCGCGTGGGGCGCGGGCGCGCGGCGGTTCGCGATGGTCGCGGCGCTGGCGACCCTGCTGAGCGGCTGCGCCGCAACGATGGGCGCTGGTGACGCGGGCTGTGCTTCCTACGCCGAGGCGCGGCTCGCCCGACCGCCCGCCAAGACCGTCGCGGAGGTGCCGCCGGACTGGGCGAATTGGATCGCCGATCTCGATGACCGCATGACGGGAACCTGCCGATGAAATCCCTCTCGCCAGAGCTGCAATCCCATCTCGACGAGGGCACGACAACGCTCGCCTGGTGCTGGCGGATCACGCGGGCCGATGGCGTCACCTTCGGTTTCACCGATCACGACCGGACGCTCAGCTTCGACGGCACGGACTTCGAGCCGGAAAGCGGGCTGACGGCCTCCGAGGTGCGCTCGGGCTCGGACCTGTCCGTCGATGCGCAGGACGCCGAGGGTGTGCTGACCTCTGACCGGATCACCGAGACCGACATCCTCGACGGCCGCTGGGACGCGGCGCAAGTTGAGGTCTGGCGGGTGAACTGGGCCGACACCGGCCAGCGCGTGCTGATGCGCCGCGGCGCCATCGGCCAGATCCGGCGCGGGCGGCTCGCTTTCGTGGCCGAGGTGCGCTCGCTCGCCCATGTCCTCGGCCAGACGGTCGGGCGGACCTTCCAGGCGAGTTGCGACGCCGAGCTCGGCGATGCCCGCTGCGGCGTCGATCTGGAGGATCCCGCCTTCAAGGGCGCGGGCGCGGTGATCGATCTGCTGCGCGACCGGGCGTTCACCGCCGCCGGGCTCAACGGCTTCGCATCAGGCTGGTTCGCCTTCGGCACCATCGAGTGGACCAGTGGCGCGAATGCCGGGCGCAAGACGGAGGTGCTGGGTCACGATGTGACCTCCGGCGTCGCGATCCTGACCCTGCTCGAAGCGCCCGTGCGCGCCATCGTCGCTGGCGACGCCTTCACCGCCCGTGCGGGCTGCGACAAGCGGATCGAGACCTGTGCGGAGAAGTTCGCCAATGTCGTGAACTTTCGCGGCTTCCCGCACATTCCGGGGCAGGACACCATCCTGCGTTACGCCTCCAAGGAAGGCGGGCACGAGGGGTCGGTGCTGTGACGCCCGCCGATCCCGAGCGTGTCATCGCCGCGGCACGCGACTGGCTCGGCACGCCCTATCACGACCAGGCCAGTTTGCGCGGCGTTGGCTGCGACTGCCTCGGGCTGGCCCGTGGCGTCTGGCGCGAGGTGGTGGGGCCCGAGCCGTTCCCGATTCCGCCCTACAGCCGGGATTGGGGCGAGACCGGGCCTCGCGAAGTCTTGGCCGAGGGTGCGCGCCGGATGATGGTGGAGGTGGACCCCGCCGACGCCCCACCCGGCGCGCTGGCGCTGTTCCGGATGATGCCGCGCGCCATCGCCAAGCATGTCGGGATCCTGACCGGATCCGGCACCTTTCTGCATGCGTACGAGCGGCTCGGCGTGATCGAGGAACCGCTCACGCGCGCCTGGCGGCGGCGCATCGCCTTCGCCTTTCTCTTCCCGCAACGCTGAGTATCTGTCATGGCAACGCTTGTCCTCGGCGCCGCTGGCGCCGCCATCGGCGGCAGCATCGGCGGCAGCATTCTCGGCGTCAGCGCCGCGACGATAGGCGGCTTTGTCGGCTCCACCCTCGGCTCGGTGGTCGACAGCTTCATCGTCTCGTCGCTGGCGCCCACCCAGCGGATCGAGGGCCAGCGGCTCGACAGCCTGCGCATCACCTCGTCCACCGAAGGCGCGGTGATCCCGCGCATCTTCGGTCGCATGCGGCTCGGCGGCAACATCATCTGGGCGACGGATTTCCGCGAGGAGACCCGAACCAGCAGCCAGGGCGGCGGCAAGGGCGGCGCGCCGAAGGTCAAGTCCACGGAATTCCTCTACTTCGCCTCGTTTGCCGTGGCGCTCTCGGAGGGCTCCGAAGCCGGTCCCGGAGGGACCATTCTCTCCAGTGGAGAGAATGGAGGCGGAGGAGGCCCGGCAGGGCGGGGGATCACCGGCATCGGGCGCATCTGGGCCGACGGCAAGCCGATGGACCTGACCGGCGTCACCTGGCGCTGGTATCCCGGCGACGAGGCGCAACTGCCGGACCCGTTCATCCTGGCGAAGATGGGCGCGGCCAGCACGCCGGCCTATCGCGGCACCGCCTATGTCGTCTTCGAGGAGCTGGCGCTCGCGAGCTTCGGCAACCGCCTGCCGCAGCTCAGCTTCGAGGTCTTCGCACCCCTCGCCGATCCCGACACCGCCGAGGGGCTCGTGCGCGCCGTCACCATGATCCCGGCCTCGGGCGAGTTCGTCTATGCGACGGAAGGCATCCGCAAGGGCGGCGGCGATTCCTCGGACCCCGACAACCTGCACGCGCTGCCGGACACCGCCGACATGGTGGTGGCGCTCGACCGGCTGCAGGCCAGCGCGCCCGGCGTCGAGAGCGTGAGCCTCGTCGTGACATGGTTCGGCGACGACCTGCGCGCGGGCGCGGCCCGGATCAGGCCGGGCGTCGAGCTGGCAGCGAAGACCACGACGCCGAAGACATGGAGCGTGAACGGCGTGGCCCGCGCCAATGCGCATCTGGTCAGTCGCGACGACGAGAACCGGCCGGTGTTCGGCGGCACGCCGGCGGATTTCGCGGTGGTGCAGGCGATCCGGGAGATGAGGGCGCGCGGGCTGCGGGTGACCTTTTATCCGTTTATCCTGATGGACGTGCCGCTCGGCAACACGCTGCCGAACCCGTATTCCGACAATGCCGCCGGGATCGGTCAGCCCGCCTTCCCGTGGCGCGGGCGGATCACCGTCTCTCCGGCGGCGGGCTATGCTGGATCGGTCGACAAGACAGGGGCGGCCGCCACACAGGTCGCGGCCTTCTTCGGCAGCGCCAGCCCGACCGACTTCGCCGCCGCGGGCGAGACCGTGTCCTGGACCGGCGCGGCGGACGACTGGGGCCTGCGCCGCATGGTGCTGCACTATGCCCATCTCTGCGCCGCCGCCGGCGGGGTCGATGCCTTCCTGATCGGCTCGGAGATGCGCGGGCTGACCACCGTCCGCTCGGACGGCGACAGCTATCCTGCGGTGCAGGAATTTCAGATGCTCGCGGCCGATGCGCGTGCGATCCTCGGGCCGTCGACAAAGATAGGCTACGCCGCCGACTGGTCGGAATATTTCGGCCACCAGCCGGGCGATGGCTCGGGCGACGTGTTCTTCCACCTCGATCCGCTCTGGGCCGATCCGGAGATCGATTTCGTCGGCATCGACAACTACATGCCGCTCTCCGACTGGCGCGACGGATTCGCGCATGCGGATGCGGCCGAGGGCTGGCCCGCGATCTACGACCGGACCTATCTGCAGTCGAACATCGCGGGCGGCGAAGGGTTCGAGTGGTTCTATGCCACCGCCGCCGACCGCGCCGCGCAGGTGAGGACGCCGATCACCGACGGCGCCGCCAGCAAACCGTGGGTGTTTCGTTTCAAGGATCTGCGCGCCTGGTGGTCGAACGCGCATTTCGATCGTCCGGGCGGGGTAGAGAGCGGAACGCAGACGGCATGGGTGCCGGAATCCAAGCCGATCTGGTTCACCGAACTCGGCTGCCCGGCCATCGACCGGGGCGCCAACCAGCCCAACGTCTTCGTCGACCCGAAGTCGGCGGAAAGCGCGGTGCCGTATTTCTCGCGGGGCTGGCGCGACGACGCGATCCAGCGCGCCTATCTGGAGGCGACCTGGCTCTGGTGGGGCGATCCAACCAACAACCCGGTCTCCAATGTCTACGGCGACCCGATGGTGCATGTCCCCGAATGCGCCGCCTGGACCTGGGACGCGCGGCCCTATCCGTTCTTCCCCGAACTCAGTGATGTCTGGACCGACGGGGCGAACTGGCGGCGCGGACACTGGCTGACCGGCCGGCTCGGCGCGGTGTCGCTCGCCGCGCTGGTGCGCCACCTCTGCCTGCGCGCCGGTCTGCCCGAGGCGATGATCGACGTCTCCGGCCTCTGGGGCGCGGTCGAGGGCTACGTGATCACCGCGCTCGAATCCCCGCGCGCCTCGATCGCCCCGCTCGCCCGCCACTTCGGCTTCGATGCCGTCGAGACCGAGGGCGTCATCCGCTTCATCATGCGCGGCCGGGCGGCGGTCGCCACCGTCACGCCCGACGATCTGGTCGCCCCGAACGCAGGCAGCGGGGCCCGCGACGGCGATGTGCTCGAACTGACGCGGGGCCAGGAGACCGAACTGCCGCAGGCCCTGAAATGGCAGATCGCGCGCGCCGACGAAGACTACGACGCCGCCCTCGTCGAGGCCCGGCGCATCACCGTTGACACGACGCGGATCGCCTCCGAGACCTTCCCGATGGCGGTACCGCCCGAGGAGGCCGAGCGCCGCGCCCGCCGCGCGCTGATGGAGGCGTGGGTGGGCCGAGAGACGGCAGCGTTCCGCCTGCCGCCGTCGCGGCTGGCGCTCGACCCGGCCGATGTCGTCAACCTTGAGCATGACGGTCGGCTTGTCCCGCTGCGCCTCGTCTCCATCGCCGACGCCGAGGCGCGCGGCATCGAGGCCGTGCGCCAGGACCGCGAGGCCTACGATCTGCCGCCCGGGCAGGCCCGGACCTCGGCGCTCACACGGGCCGTCGTGTTCGGCCCGCCCGTGGCGGTGCTGATGGACCTGCCGCAAATCAGCGAGGAGCAGCCCGCGCATCGGCCGCTCATGGCGGCGCACGCCGTGCCCTGGCCGGGCGAGATGGCGGTCTACCGCAGCCCCGCGACCGACGGCTTCGATCTGCTGACCAGTTTTGGCAGCCGCGCCCGGATCGGCGCGCTGGTGTCGGATCTCTGGCCGGGCCCCACCGCGCGCTTCGATCTCGGCAACGCGCTGGTGGTCGATCTGCTCACCGGCACGCTCGAGAGCGTCACGGATCTGACCCTGTTCGGCGGCGCCAATGCGCTCGCCATCGAAAGCGCGCCGGGGGTCTGGGAGATCGTCCAGGCGGGCGCGGCCGAACTGCTGGCGCCGGGGCGCTATCGCCTGACCCGCCTGCTGCGCGGCCAGCGCGGCACCGACGGTGCCATGGGCAATCCGGCCCCCGCAGGCGCGCGGGTCGTGATGCTGGACAGCACGCTGGCATCGCTCCCAATCGCCGAGGCCGATCTCGGGCTGCCCTGGAACTGGCGCATCGGACCCGCGAGCCGCCCGGTCAGCGACGAGACCTATGTCGCCGCAAGCTTCACGCCCGAGGGCGTCGGGCTGCGGCCGTTCTCCGTCGCCCATGTCGAGCAGCCATGGCGCAGGCCGCGCAGCCCCGGCGATCTGACCATCCGCTGGACGCGGCGATCCCGCGCGCTCTCGGCCGACAGCTGGGGCACCGTCGAGGCGCCGCTGGCCGAAGAACTTGAGGCCTACGAGGTCGAGATCCTCGACGGGGTAACCGTCAAGCGAACCTTGACCGTTGCCACCACGAGCGCGGTCTACACCGCCGCCCAGCAGACGGCGGATTGGGGATCCACGCTCGGGCCCGGCGACACGCTCGACGTCCGGATCGCGCAGCTATCCGCGCGCCTCGGGCGGGGCACCACCCGGACGGCAACCCTGAATTTCTGAAGGACACATCATGGCCGACGCCACCACGAACCTGCTCTTGCCGTTCATCCTGGCGGCGCAGGCCCAGAAGCATGTCACCCATAACGAGGCGCTGCGGCTGCTGGACGGACTCGTCCAGCTCGCCGTCCTCGACCGCGACCTGACCGCGCCGCCCGGCGGCCCCGCCGACGGCGACCGCTACATCGTCGGCAGCGGTGCCACCGGCGACTGGGCAGGCTGGGATCTGAACGTCGCGCTTTTCACCGATGGCGCCTGGCTGCGCCTGCCGCCGCGCACCGGCTGGCGGGCGTGGGTCGAGGACGAAGGGTTGCTCCTGGTCCATGACGGGGCGACCTGGATCGGGACAACCCCGGCGGCGCTGCAGAACCTCGCGCTGCTGGGCCTCGGCACCACCGCCGACGCCGCCAATCCGTTCTCTGCCAAGCTGAACGCGGCGCTCTGGACGGCGAAGACCGTGGCCGAGGGCGGCACCGGCGATCTGTTCTACACCATGAACAAGGCGGCCGCGGGCGACGATCTCGGGCTCATGCTCCAGACCAGCTTTTCCACCCGCGCGCTGCTCGGCCTCTTCGGGACGGACCAGTTCCGCCTCGCGGTCTCCGCCGACGGCAGCACCTTTTTCGACGGTCTGATCGTCGACAACGCCAACGGCATCGTCGATCAGCCCCGGCTGCCGCGCTTCAAGGGCTACACCAACTTCGACAACTATGTCGGCGTCGATACCTGGACGAAGATCGGCATCAACAACACCGAGTATAATGATCAGGGCGCCTTCGACGCCGCCAACAACCGTTTCGTGGCACCGGTCGACGGCACATATCTCTTTGGCGCAACGCTGCTCTACAAGGTCAACGCCAGCACCACGGCCCGCATGCGCGGGCGGCTCGTGCTGAACGGGACGACCGAAATCCGCGGCTCCCTCGGCGAGATCAGCGGCGGCCACGTCTCCCTCGCCACCGCGCTCTGGCTGCAGACCATGGTGCCCCTCGTCGCGGGCGATACCGTCGAGTTGCAGGGGTATTTCCGGGTCGCGGACGGCTACTTCGCCGCCGACCACACGTCCTTCTGGGGCTGCAAGATCGGCTGAGCGGCGGAAGGAGGCTCCGATGACACCACCCCGATCCGAGGGCATCGTGCGCATGCCCGACGCCGAGTTCGAGGCGATCCTGACGCGGGCGGCCGAGGAAGGCGCCAGGCGCGCGCTCGCCGATGTCGGCCTCGATGGCGACGAGGCCGCACTCGACATCCGCGACCTGCGCTCGCTCGTCGACTGCATCCGCCTGGTACGCCGCACCGCCATGCAGACCGCCGTGCGCATGATCACCACCGCGGTCCTGCTGGCGCTGCTGGCGGGCATCGCCATCAAGCTGAAAATCTTCGGCGGCGGCCCGTAGCCGCCCACCACCCCATCCATCTGCCCAACTGCACCCGCCCTCGAGGCGGGTTTTTCGTTTTCGGAGGACCCCATGACCACGACCTTCCACCGCCATTGGCGCGACGTTCCGGAAAGCGCCTGGCGCTGGCCGAACTTCAGCCCGGCTGAGATCGCCTGCCGGGGCACCGGCAAGCTGCTCGTCAACGAACTGGCGCTCGACAAACTGCAGGCGCTGCGCGACCGGCTGGGCAAGCCGCTGATCGTGCGTTCCGCCTATCGCAGCCCGGAACACAACCGCGCCGTCGGCGGCGCAACCCGCTCGAAGCACCTCGACGGCGCCGCCTTCGACATCGCCATGGCGAACCACGACCCGGTGGCCTTCGAGGCCACGGCGCGCGAGGTGGGGTTCCTCGGCTTCGGCTTCTATCCGCGCTCGGGGTTCATCCATGTCGACCTCGGCCCTGCGCGACAGTGGGGCGAGCGGTTCCCGGTACGGGCGACCGCATTTGCAGCTGAGACTCCGCCCGCGCGGGAGGTGCTGGCCGACAGCCGCACCATGAAGGGCGGTGGCGCGGCGGGTGTCGCGACGCTCGGCGTGGCCGGGGTGGAAGTGGCCCAGCAGGTGCTGGCGGAGACGCAAAGCGCCGTCCTACCGCTGGTCCCGTATCTCGATACCCTGCGCTGGGTGTTCATCGCAGTGGCGCTCGGCGGCATCGCGGTCACGATCTACGCCCGCCTCGATGACTGGCGCCAGGGGCGGCGGTGATCGGCACCTTCCTCGGCGGGATCGCCACGAGCCCATGGATGCGGGCGGCGCTGCGCTACGGAGCCATCGCGCTGGCAGTGCTCCTGTTCCTGCTTTCGCTTCGGCGCTCCGGGGAGCGAGCGGGTCGCCTCGCCGAACGCCTTGAAACCACGGAGAAGGCCAATGACGTCCAACGTCGGATGCTGGAAGCGGCGGCTCGCCGTCCTCGCGATCACCACGAGCTTGCTGAGCGGCTGCGCGACGGTTCGTTCTGAGAACGGGAGGCTGGCGACATGCCCGCCCGTGGTCGAGTATGGCAGGGAATTCCAGGCGCGGGCGGCCGAGGAGCTGGCCTTGCTGCCACAGGGATCGGCGCTCGCGGAGATGCAGCCATCGTTGTGTGATGGCACCCGCCACGCTTCAATGATCCGTGGCTTTGTGAAGTGCATCTCCAGCTGGGTCCTTTGA